ACAAGATATTAGGTTTTCAAGAACAATTAATCGTATTCAACAATCTATGTTGCAAGAACTTAATAAAATTGTTATTATTCATTTGTATCTATTAGGATTTGAAGATGATTTAGACAATTTTACACTTACACTTAATAACCCATCAACACAAGCTGAAATGCTTAAAGTTGAGCATATGCAATTAAAGATGACATTATATAAAGATTCTGTAACTGATGCTGGTAATGGATTCGCACCAATGTCTATGACAAGAGCTAGAAGGGAAATATTTGGATGGTCTGACAATGAAATTAAACAAGATTTTCTTGAGCAAAGAATTGAAAAAGCAGCTTCCGCTGAATTGCAAAACTCATCAAATGTTATTAAACACACTGGTGTATTTGATGTTGTTGATAGGATTTATGGCGATATGGATTTAGCGCTTAAAGGCGGTGGTGCTGCTCCTGCTGACGGTGAAGATGGTGGCGCTAGTGCTGGCGGAGGCGGTGGAAGTATTGGTAGCTTAGGTGGTGGTTTTGGTGGTGGTGGAACAGCTGAGGGTGATTTGGATTTTGGTGGTGACGAAGGAACTGAGGGTGAAACGCCAGAAGCTGGAACCGAAGGTGAAACGCCAGAAGCTGGGGCTGAGGGTGAAACGCCAAAGGCTGGGGCTGAAGCTAGTGCGACTTCTGAAAATTTCAAAAAAACTGAAAACTTATTAATGGAACAGAAAGAAGTATTATCAAAAAAATTAAATGAACGAAATAAAAAATATCAAAATATTTTTATTGACAGATTAATTTCAATGGTGGGAAATGAACCTAAAAAATCAGTAGAAAAAATTAAAATATATGATAAAAATGTAAAAATTAATGAAGGCATTGGTAATATGATTAAAAATATTGACGATATGCTTAAAGATTAATTTTTTGAGACAATAATTGATATTTATTATTAAACTATTAAAATGCAAAATTTTGGTAAAATAAAAAACGTTTTCAATAATTTATTCGTAGAAAATATTATAAGAAAAGACAATACAACTAAAAAATTATTTAAAAGATATCTGAAAACTATTAAAGAAAGTGAAATATTGAAAACACAATTTTTCATATATAATAACATTGAAAATAAAATAGATGGAGATGTTATGTCTGCAAATCTTTTTATTTCTGAAAATATAAAGTTATTGGAAAAATATAGTAAATCCGATATATTAAAAGAAAATCAAAAACTTGTAAACCTTGTAAATAAATTTGAAGACAAGGTAGTTGAATCTTACGAGTATTCCACATTACATGAATCATTGGCCAACTTGATTTTTATTAAAAGAACACCTAAAAATATTGAAAAGATTACCGAAGAAATAAAAAACATTAATAAATTTATTTCCACGAATAAAGCTAAAGAAGTTAATAGCGCATTAGAAGTACCTATTAGTATATTAACCAATATAATGGTTGAAAAATACAATGAAAAGTATAATACTTTAGACGAATTCGATAAGAAAATCTTAAAAACATTAATTGAGTCTGACATTAAAGGTAAACAAAAACTTTATGATGAAATTGTCAAAGAATGTGTAACGCTTGTTGAAAAATTACTTGACAATGCTGATGGTGAATCAAAAGAAAAATTATTAAGGGTTAAGACAAAATTAGATGAAAAAGATGAAGTTAATGAAGAAGAATTAATAATAAGAATTTCTAAATTAATTGGGCTACGAAATAACTTAAAAAATTAAAAAAATTCTATGGTTACTAAACATCCAAATGAAAACATTATTAAATTAAGGGAATTATCTAATATTTTATGTACTATAATAGATGATAAAACATCTGAAAAAATGATATATGAAATTAAAAATATTGTTGAAGTAGAAAATGAACACGTTAATCAACTAGACAATAAAGATGCAAAAATTATGTGTTACGAAAATATGTGTACTAAATTAAAAATAATATTAAATAAATTTAAATTTGTATAAATGTCTACAGACAGAGAAACTTGGGGCAACTACAGTAAATTAGTATTAAAAGAATTAGAAAGACTAAATGATAATTACGAAAAAATGCGTGAAGACATTGATATTCGTTTTAAAGAAATGAATACTGTTTTAACTGAATTTAAAAATACTGAAAAAGTAGTTAGTGACCAAAAAAATTGGATTGAAAAAGTTAATGATGTTTGGTCACCAATGCAAATGAAAGAAGCCAAGGATGAGATTTATGCACAAAAAAATAAGTGGGTTGCAACAATTGCTATTATTACATTTGTTCAAATTTTAATTGGAGTTGCTTTGTCTATTTGGGGAAAATTTTAAAAGTTGACCCAACAAAAAAATTTTATTATACTTGTAATAAAACCAGGTATGAAGAAAGGAAAAGAATTAAAAATTAACAAGTTTAAAAATTATAATGTTGTTTACGGAAGTGTAAATAATAAAAATTCAAAAGCATTATATATTAACGTTTCAGCATGGGCTGACCCAAGATTAGATGGAGAGTTAAATTACACTAGAATTATAAAAGACATTGATAAAAAAATCAGACAAACAATTTATAATATATTAGAAAAAAATATTGCGACACCATTTTTAAAAGATAGGACAATTGTAGATTTTGATATCCGAGAATCAGGTGTCAAATTTGGTAAGCGAAGTTTTACAAATGTTGAAATAACATTTTTTATGAAATACGAAATGCCAATAAATGATAGTACTTTAGCACCATTTATTGATGAATTAATTGAAACCGTAATTAAAAATGTTTTTGAAAAGGACAAATATTTCAATTTTTACAAGAAAAAAAAATAAAAATAAATTTAATAATTAATTAAGCCTCAATTCAACATTGAGGTTTTTTTGTTTTAATGCCATATTTATTATAATAACATTAGATAAAAATTTAACGCTTTTAAACTAGTAAAAGTGTGTTTGATTATACAAATATATTGTTATAAATGTTTAAAGATATAATATTATGAGAATATATGATGAATTAAAAATATTAAAAATTGGTGAAGTTGGTACTGGAGTATTAATTGAACATGATGCTGGATATATTTCACCGTTAGAGGCTAGAAATCAACCAATTATTAAAGAATTTACTAAATTAGAATTGGGGCATAAAGGTGATACAGGAACATTAGTCGTTTATGTTGTATTACAAAAATTTAACGTTAAAAATCGAAATGGTAGAATATACCCAGAAGAAATTCTTAAACGACAAAATGAAGTGTATCAAGAAGCCATTAGAGAAAGAAGGGCATTAGGTGAATTAGACCATCCAGAATCTTCTGTAATTTCTGGTGATAGAATATCACATAATATTATTCAAACATGGTGGGAAGGTCATACACTTATGGGTAAAATGGAAGTACCTATGACCAAAGGATTCATAAATTTTGGTATCGTATCAACAAAGGGTGATTTAGTTGCCCATTATCTACAGCAAAATTATATGATTGGTGTATCATCAAGAGGTGTTGGTTCATTAAAAGAAGTAAAGGGCGATTTTATCGTTCAAGATGATTTTGAACTTATATGTTGGGATGTAGTTACAGCACCAAGCACCCCTGGTTCTTGGGTCTTTAAAAACAAAGAAGAATCAAAACCTTATGTTGAAAGTATTTCAATTACAAAGACAAATTTAAATGAAAGTTTAGATAATTTTTTACTGGGGTAAAATAAAAATAAAAATATTTTTTTACAAAAATTGAATTTTTATAAAAAAATACATATTTATTATGTAAGTGGGTAATACTCATATTATTATTTGATAAGTAATACAAAAACAAAAAAAATGGCAGAAAAAAAATCAATTTTAGAAGAAGCGTTATTGGATGTTAAAAAAATTCAAGAAGCTTTAAATGCCAACACCAAAGAAATACTTCGCTCAGTTGCGAGAGAAGAAATTGATGGTATGGTGAAAGAATCGCTTGAAGAAGCTGATTATGACGAAGAAGCCATAGATGATGAAAATCTTGAATCTCAAGAAGGAGCCGAAGACGCTGAAAGCGAAGATGCTGAAGGTGGCGAAGGTGACGAAGAAGGTTTTGAGATTGAAATTGATGGTGAAGATTCTGACGAAGAGTCTGATGAATTAGAATTTCCAAACCCAGAAGAAGTTGGCTCAGAAGATGATGACCAAGAAATAGGAATGGACGCAGATGCGTTAGGTGGGGATGAATTAGATATGACAACCGCATCAGATGATGATGTTATCGCAATTTACAAAAAATTAAGCGGTGAAGATGAAATTGAAATTGTTGGTGACGAAATTCATTTAAACATTTCAGAACCAGGCGAATACATCGTTAAAAAAGGTGCATTAGGCATGGGAAGTTCTGAAACTGATATGGAAGACATGGAAGACATGGAAGACATGGACGATATGGAAGATGAAGGAATGACTTACGAAATCGCAATGGATGATGAATCTGAAATAACTAATGAATCTGAAATGACTGACGAAGTTTATGAATCAAAGGATGAAGAAGAAGTTGTAACGGAAGAAGATGAAGAATCTGATAACGAATCAATTGAAGAAAAAGCGAGTATTGGTACTGGTATGAGTGTTGGCACTCACCGTAATAAAACTGGTCCTAGTTCGATTGGCGCTATTCAAAATCCAAAGGCTAAAAATGAGTCTGTATCTTCTAAAAAAGTTATTTCTGAAACCGAAATTAAGTATAAAAAGTTACTAAATGAATCTGCGCAATTAAAGCTTGAGAATGAAGAGTTCAGACAAGCGCTTAAGAAGTTCAGAAATATGTTGGTAGAAACAGTTGTATTCAATTCTAACTTAAGTTACGTAACTAAGTTATTTATGGAACATTCAACTACCAAAGACGAAAAGAAAAAAATCATCACAAGATTCGATGATGAGGTTTCTAACCTTAAAGAATCTAAAAAATTATATAAAACTATTGTAAGTGAATTATCTGTTAGAAGACCAATGAACGAAGCGGTAGAGAATAAAATAATCAAAGAGGTTGCAACTAGTGGCTCTAAACAATTAAACAAAGCTACTGTGTATGTTGACCCATCAACTCAAAGAATCAAAGATTTGATTAAAAGAGTTGAACAAAGATAATAAGAACTAAAAATAATTAAAAAAAAATTATGTCACATTTATTAACATCTGGACAAGTTGGTAACATCGGAATGAACCACATGAAGGCCATCCGAAAAGAAACCCAATCAAAATGGGATAGCTTAGGCTTCCTTGAAGGTCTTAAAGGCCACGTAAAAGAAAACATTGCTCAATTGTATGAGAACCAAGCTTCAGTTCTTTTAAGCGAATCTACTGTATCAACATCATCTGGTTCTTTTGAAACAGTTGTATTCCCTATCGTAAGAAGGGTTTTCTCTAAATTACTTGCTAACGACATCGTGTCTGTACAAGCTATGAACATGCCAATTGGTAAATTGTTCTATTTCGTACCACAAACTTCTAGCCGTGTTGATGCTAACGGAAATGCTGGTAGTGACTATGCGAATAACGGTACTACAGACGTTTATGGAACTATTTATTCTGCTCATACTTCATTTGCATCTAGTGGAATTCCATCATGTGTATTGCCAGCAGCTGGAACATGTGTTGTGACTCCATTTGAAGCTAAGAACTTGTATGATATTTTCTACAATGATGGCTTATTTGATAACTCTAAAGGTACTTTGACTATTCGTACACACTCTAACGTACCTAAATTTACTTTAAATACTAGTGGTGTGTTTAGTGCAGCTTTGTCTGGTGCTGGTACTTTGCAAACCGCAACTGATGGAGCTGTAAGAGAAATTATTGTTGCTATCTCTGGATTTTCACCAAATAACACAAACAAACAAGTAATGATTGGTGCTGATGGTAACCAAATGGATACCGAATCTTTCTTAGCTTCTTTGCAAGTTGTTACCACTGCTAACATTTTGGATAGAGATAATAACGTAGTTATTGGTTCTAACAAGTCTGTACCTTTCAGAATAGTTACTCAGAAATATGGTAAAGGAATTGTTGATTATGATTCATTAACCGATGCGACAGGTGCTATCTATTTGGGATTGGATTTAACTCACCCAGTTGGAACAACTGCTTCTGGTACTGCTTATGCTGGTACTGCTACTTATGATGGTTATGTTGGTGCTTCTGCTACAACTGTATCAGCATATACATTTAATGCTGCATGGGCTGAATATGCTACCTTAGAACTTGAAACTGAAATGGGAGAAGTATCTTTTAAATTGGATGAAATCGTGGTTGCTGTTGAAGAAAGAAAATTAAGAGCAACATGGTCTCCAGAATTGGCTCAAGATGTTAGTGCATTCCACAACATTGATGCTGAGGCTGAATTGACTGCAATGTTGTCTGAGCAAGTTGCTGCTGAAATCGATAGAGAAATCTTGAGAGATTTGCGTAAGGGTGGTGCATGGCAATTGCGTTGGGATTATAACGGTTGGAGAAAAGCTTCTTCTGCTGCTAGTCCTTACACACAAAAAGACTGGAATCAAACTTTGATTATGAAAGTTAATCAGTTAAGTGCTCAAATTCACAAATCAACTCTTCGTGGTGGTGCAAACTTTATTGTTGTATCTTCTGAGATTTCGGCTGTATTTGATGATTTGGACTATTTTCACGTAAGTGATGCTAACCCTGAGCAAGATTCATACAACATGGGTATTGAAAGAATTGGTACATTAAGCGGACGTTATCAAGTATACCGTGACCCATATTCACCTGCTTACTCTATCATTGTTGGTCATAAGGGTAAATCATTGTTGGATACTGGTTATATCTATGCGCCATATGTGCCATTGCAATTAACCCCAACTATGTACAATCCGTTTAACTTTGCTCCAGTTAAAGGTATCATGACACGTTATGCGAAAAAGGTTGTAAATAACAGGTTCTACGCTCACGTAAGAGTGGATGGTGTTCCTACATTTAATGTTAATGAGTTGAGATAACTTATTGAAAATAAATAACTTAAAAGGGTAATCGAAAGATTACCCTTTTTTGCATTTAATGATATTTATAATAAAAACATGAGCAAACAATCTTTAATAAAAAAACAAATTGTTAATAAAGAAAAATTAATAATTGAAAATTTTCATAAAATTTCTAAACAATTGGGTATGATAACCGAAAATGGAAATTATGATTTATTATCGCAATATAAAGGAGACCATTATGGTAATCCAATGCCTAAAAATCAATATTTAAATTCTTTAGCGTTAGATGAAAGAGGTATTTCAATATTACAAGATTTAGTTAATTTAATCTCATCTGATAAACATTGGATGGCGAATGTTTATCCAAATGGTGCATCGTATGTGGATTTAATTAACGATATTAAAAACGTATATAATATTACTCAAACCACAATGGATTTGGTTGCTAGAGAAAACCCAATAAAATATGCGAATAACTTAAAAGATGCTATTCAAAACAACAAACAAAGTTAATGAAAAAAGTGATTAAAAAATTACTTAGAGAAAATTTAATTTTTGAGAATGAAAATAAATATGTTTTATTTCCAATAAGTTATGACGATTATAATGAAGAAATAGAAGATTCTAATTTAGACATTGATGAACTAATTGATAGAGTACATAAAATAGCTAATGAAAATGGGGTAAATATTTTAAGCGATAAACGCTTATCTAATATTTTAGTGGATGTTGAAAATGGAACAGCTATTGGTGGTGTGTGGGTTAGTGATAATAATATGAGTTTTTCTTTTGATATTGCGCTAGATAAAAATTATCAAAACTTAAGATTATCACATTTATTAATAGATGCGGCACTAGAAGAATATGAAATACAAAATGATACAGTTTTAGATATGTCAAATAAGAAATTATCAATGGATATTGATGTTATTAATCCGAAATTAGCTGATATATTAAAACGAAAATATGGATTTAGAGTAAAAAAAAGAATATCTAATGATAGGGTTATTATGAGTTTAAATAAAACAAATAAAATATGAAATTAATGCCAATATATAAAAATGAGTAAAAAACTAATTTTTTTAATGTTTTTTGTAATATCATTAAATGGATTTTCACAAAAATTAAGAGATAGCGTATATTTTAAATTTGAAATATTTGAAGTGATGTATTCAGAAGTATTAGAACAACCATTATGGGTTAAATATACGGTATTGTGTCCTAATGGTACTGCGTCTAGAGCTGGTATGGATTTTTATATCAATAATTTAATACATACTTCAGATTGGTTTGATTATTATCAAAATATGTATGATAAGGGTCATTTAGCACCAGCTGCTAATTTTAATTGTACCACTAAAATGTTATATATGACATTCACGTATTTAAATTGTAGTTTACAACAACAAGATTTAAATAGAACAACATGGAAATTATTAGAAGACCACGAAAGAAAATTAAAAGAAAAAAACAGTAGAGTTGATGTCAAAGTTATATGTGTTTTTAGTAAAAAATCAATTAAATTATCTAGTGGTGCAACAGTACCTGATGGATTTTATAAATTAATTAGCTATGGTAAAAAAATTGAAAAATATTATTTTAAAAATGAAAAACCAAAATATTCAGACTATTTAAAATACCGTGTAAAATAATATGAAAAAATTAATTAAAAAATTATTACGAGAAACAATACTTTTAGAAAAATTAACACATGTTGATGACGATGTTAATTTGTTATATGATAAATATTTTAAACATGATATTGATATAATTGAAAAAACAGGATTGATAACACCTGATATGTTTAAAAAGTCTGAGACAGATACATCAATTTTAATATCGCCCGATTCGTTTACGTGTCATGAATTAAACCCTTGCGTTATAATAATAAACTCAGGTCATAATCATTATAATCCAAACCATAACAGAATTAGTCTTAGTTATTCTAGCAATGCATTAAATTTTATACAGAATCAAGCTGATGGAAATATAAAAAGAGCCATTAGTTTTTTACCTAGTGGTTTTCAAAAAAAATCAATGGAAGCAGAATTTACTGAACATAAAATTAAGGGTAGTATTCATCATGAGTTAGTTCATTGGATAGACGACACATTAAATAATAGTCATATTAAAACAGCAGTTAATAAGAAACAGTATGATTATAGGAATATGAATGTAAATGCAACAAAAATAGAAATTCAAGGACAAATTCATAACATAAAACAATTATATAATAAATATAAAAATGTATGGGATGAAATATCATTTCAAGATATGTTAGACATGTCATCATCATTACTTAGTATTAATGATGGACTTAAAGGTGAGACAAACGCAAAATGGCGTAAGGAATTAAAGCAAAGAATGAATAGAGAAGGATTATTAGGTAAAAAAATGACAAATTAATATAAAATATTAATTATGAAAGAAATTATAAAAAAATTATTACGTGAAAGTACATTAGAATCTATAAACAAAGATGAAAATAAATTTAAAATTCAAATGGAACTAGATAGTATCATACAAAAATATGATGATATGGGTATGGCGTGTTGGATATATTTAAAAGGTGATTATGCAATTGAGGTTGCATCAATAAAAGTAAAAGATAAATCACAAAGAAGACAAGGATTAGGTACCGCTCTAATGGGCGAAATAAACGCATTGTGCGATAAATACGGATTATTGTGTGTTCTTACACCAGAAGATACCGAAAGCTCTAAATCAGGCTTATTACGCTTCTACAAACGCTTTGGGTTTGTGTCAAATATGGGTAAGTATAAAGATTTTAGATTTAGAAATTCAATGATTAGATTTCCAAATAAATAAACCTTATTCTTTTGGTGGTAGTGGAAATTCATCAATTATATTATTAGTTTCTTCTGATTCAGAATGTATTGCTTGGTCAACATTATCTTTTATTGTTGGAAGTTTAGATAATTTACCAATAACATCATATTTTAATATTTTTTCTGCCGACATAAATTTAAATGCTATCCATATTGTAATTACACATAACGATACATAAAATACCCAAAATTGAAGATTAAAAGGATTTAAAATCCCAGCAATTCCATATGCAACAAACATACTTAAACAAATTAACCCTATGAATCGTTTCATAGAAATTTTGTTGCTATCAGACAATAAAATGTTTAAAAATTTTTTCATAATTATTGAAATTCTGGTCCTTGTTCACAAATAGTTGACTGTATTGCGGTCCACCAAGTATTTGATTCATCTACCATTGAATCACCAGTCATGCCATTTGAGTTATTTGTTTTATTGCCATTCACATCGGTATGTTTTTCTTTATTAATTTCATTGTTAGCTTGTTGTAACATACTTAATGGCTTCGCAATTTTAGCCCATAATTCAGGATTTTTTTCTTTGGTGCCAATTGCTGCTATTACTCTACCAAGTACTTCTTCATAGCTTTTTACACTCATTGTGTTACATAATGATTGAGTATGATAATTCATATTTTGTCCATCAATCATTTGTTCGTTTATAAACAATCTAATTTTGTTTTTTATAAAATTTTTCATTATTGACTGGTTCTAAAGTTTGATTCACTAGCTATTGTAAAGTTTAATACATTTTTTAATGTTGTTACTTCTAAATTTGATTCACATAAAATATCCAAGTAATAAACATTTGGTATAAGACTTTGCGTATCTAATAAAAAATAATTATAGTTTGTTGCCATTTCAATAGGTTCAAAATCAGTAACTGTATATTCGTTTCTACCTTCAGTAACATAAAGTCTATATTTTAAGCTACTAATACTTTGTGTTTGTTCAACAGTATAAGGAATTCTTGTTGATACAATAACTTTTCTTATATCACCACGTTTTATTTTTTCTTGATTTTGTATTCCAGAAATGCTAACCGCAACTTTTTTGGGTAATGAATCTGCATTACCAATATTGTAATAACCCAAACTATTTTTTAATTCAAAGTCCAAAGTTATATCTGGTCTAGCTATACCATTGATAACCACATTACTCCAAACATCGTTGTATAGATACCCATCAGTGGATTGTGTTGATGGTATTGTAATGTCAATAGAATATACACCCTTTGTAACATGATTAATTTCATTTGAATCATAATATAAATAATCAATTCCATTTTGGTCATATATTCGAACCGTTGGCAAGCTATCAAGATTTGTTGGCGTTCCAGCTAAATTTACATATAAATAAAGTTTATTTGGTTTATCTAAATAAAAATTATTTCTATCATCTTTAATATAATTTGCATAAACGCTTTCTACAAATGGCTCATAAAATGTTTGTGTATGTCTAGTAAAAAATCCAACATATTGAAGTTTATTTGTTTGAATTAATTCATAGTTTCTTGAAAATGCTATTCCTAATCCATAATTTGTATTACCTGTTAGTAATCCATTTACATAAGATGAAATATCAATTTCAATATTTTCATTACCAGCGTCGAAATGTTGTGTACCAACAATTTTTGAACTTGTACCCGAAAATACACCCGAACCACCACTCCAATTTATGCCAGTTTGTGAATATATCCAGTTAGATGGTGCCACTGATATCGCACCATCACCATTTAAAGTAGCAGACGTTTCGTAATCATATCCAACACCTTCATCCCAAAATTGTGGAATTTTGAATACTATTAAATCAAATGAACATGCTCTATCTTTTGATGCCATGGTTCCATTTAAGAATTCAGCGTTAAAGGTTATTGTATTTGTTAGCTTAAGTGTATGGGTTAATTTTGATAAATCTGGTAATGTACCATCGTTATATAAATTGACTAATCTAGTTTCATCAAAATGAAAAATATAGCGACTATATTTGTTTGCAATATTTTCACCCCCATAAAATAGTTCAGTAACTGGGTTTCTACCAGTATTGGTGTAACTATTTTTAATTAGTGTATTATTTTTATCAAAAAATGTTCTAATAATCATTTTCTTTATTAATAAATATCAAAGAATATTAGATTATTTAGATGTTAATTAACATTTTAATTAATGCGTATATTACGAGATAACATACGATTTTCAAGGTCTTCAGCTAAACTTTTAAATTTTAAAACATCTTGAGTTGCACCACCAGATATTAAGTCTGTTGCTGGTGTCCCATTACTACTATGTACGTGATTTATTACCGCATTTTTAAGTAATTTAAGATATTCAATTAATAAATCGCCAAATGGTAACGGATGTGCCGTATCTAAAATATTTAAAAGTTCTTCATCACTAATTAAATTATCTTGATTTGTTAGATTAAATCTTGGGGAACCGTCTTTGTGGGTTAATAAATTAATTTTATTTCCAACAACATTAATTGCCGTGCCTCTTTCTTGTGTTTTATCTTCTTGTGGTTTGGTAATCGCAACATCATTTTTAATTTGAATATAGCCTTGTGTTATAGCATTAAATTGAAACGAAAACGGATTATTATCGTTAGGTTTGGATGTTTCAAATTTACCAGCTCTGATTAATACTTCATTTTTTTTAAATATTAAATCGGTATTATATCTACCTTGTACTGCAATATCTGTAGCATTTGGAAAAACACCTTTTAATGCTGGAATTCGATTAAAATCAACATTAGGTGTGTTTGTAGCAAATGTAAATGAATTTAACCCTGTTAAATCAACGCTATCAAATTCTAAATTGTTAAGTTGTGAGATAATAGGTCCAAAATATAATCTATCACTATGTGTTTTTTGTTTATCATAAATTAACACAAACACCCCCTCACCGACAATTGGTGTTGATGAAAAGAATTTTGGAACCATAGGATATGACCATGGTATATCATTTGTTGCAACGCCATCGTCTCCGCCTTTGGCAGCTTGACCAGGAATTTTTACTTTAATTCTACCTAGTGATTCTGGGTCATCAATACTTACAACAATACCAATTTGAATCGATTTAATAAAATCAACAGTGCTTAATACACTAGGTTTGTTTGAATTAAAATTACTATCAGCCGACATATTATTCTCCCTTTAATCTTTTAACTAAAATTTTATTTGCTTTATCAAATTTCTTTTCAATTTCAATTAAATCGTCAAAATATTTAATAATTATTAATTTCATTGCCTCATGGTCAGCTTCATATTGTTTAATTTGAAACAGTATCTCGTTGTTCGATAAATTTTCTAAATCTTCTATTTTTTTTTCATCCATAAAATATATTTTAACGTATTACCCCACTTCCAACTGCAATATTGGTTGTAACTCCATTTGATAAGACTGGTGCACCTAAGTTACCAATTCCTATTGTTGTTACAGAAATGCCTGGTGGTATAACTATTTCTATTTTGGCTTCTGTTAAAATTGAATTAACAATCTCTTCAATGCGAATAAGCTCCATTGCTTCGCTTTTATTGGGTCCATCTCCAAATACATCGCCAGTAACTAAACCTGCCTCAGATTGCCTTGAAATAATCCTAGACGCAATTTCACTTGCGGTAATTCCAGGTCTAAGATTTGCACCTACCAATAATAATGGTGGGGGTAATGGCGAAACAGGTGTTTTAGGTATATTGAACGCTGATAATATAATATTCAATATGCTACTAATTGACCCTAATCCAATATCGGTTACGTTTTCAGATTTTTTATTAGTGTTTACATTACTCACGCCAATCCTTTTATTTTTCTAATTACATCTTGTGGAACACCAATTAAGCTTAATAATTGTGTTAAGTTAGATTGATTTTTATCAATTTGTTGTTTAACAATTGTTTCAGTAACAAGTTGTGTTATGTTTTTAAGTACAATATTTAATAATGTTTTAATTATTAATTCGGTTATTCTTTTAGTTATATTGTGTATTAAATTTTTATTCTTTTTTAAAAAATCAACAGCATCAGTAAAGGTTGCATCGGGCCCATATATAATTTTAAAATTAATAATAAATATTGAAATTACTTTTGGCGATAAAATAGTATTTACGATAGATTTAATAAGATTATTAATAAGTTCTTGAATAAAATTAAATTTTAACGACTGATGGTCGGTGCTATTGTTACTATATGCTGCAACTTCATTACCAATTAAATTAAGTGAATTGGATACAGCATCTTTTTTTTGAATTTGATTAGTAGTACTACTAACCGAATCGTTCATTTCGGTTATGCTATAAAGTGAAACACTAGTAGAAAGTTGATTTGATGTATTTAATATTTTTTACCTTCTTTTCTATTTTTTGCATCTATTTCTTGTTGATTTTTTTCAGAGTTACTAAATACAAAATATTTATCGTTAATAATATCATTATTATCTGAATTAATTATTTTATCGATAACAGTATTTATTTTAGCTTCGTTTTCTAATTGTTTTATAGTTTTATTAGAGGCATTAGAAATAGTACCAAACACCATATCAATAATATTAGATAAAAGCTTTTCGGTATTAAATAAACTTATACTATCAATATAATCATTATTTAAATCCGTAAGTGTTTTGTTACTATAATCTGAATGAGCTTTTACCGTAATTGTATTGTTTGGTGTTTTACGTGAAATGTCATTTGATTTGAATTGAAACGATAATATTTTGTTAGTTGCTGTTGTCGTTTGTGGCCATGCTTCAACAGTACCATCATTTTGTATTGTTTGATACAAAAAAGTATTATAGTCTGAACTGTTTATAAGATTTGGTGTTAAATCATTATATAATAATTTACCAGTGGATGAATATGGGTCAATAAACATAATTCCAGTAAAATCAACCTTATCAACGATATAACTCATACCATTACCATCAGGTTTAATAATATCTGGAATTGAAGGATTTACCCCACAATTAACTATTGATTTTAATTCTGATTTTAACGCTTGTTTAACCTCTAGTTCAATGTTTTTTAACTCATATACCAGTGTATCGGTAATACTTTGTTGTAACGCTTCATAACCAATAAGCGTTTTAATTAAATCACACAAAAAGGTAATTGAGTTTCCATCATTATTAATTGATGGAAACGATGAATTAAGCTTTAATTTAGGCATGCTTTCGGTTAACGTTCTAGCGGCTGCAATGTTACCAAAAACTTTTTTCTTTTGACTTAATATTGACATAATTATTCAAGTTCATTATTAATAGTTTTATCATTTTTAAGCATTTCTCTGATTGATTTAAAATCATCCAAAGAAGCTTTACCTTCAGTTCTTTCGGAAATAGCTGTATCAACATCGCCAAGATTTTTTATTATATCGCTTTGTAATTTAGCCAATTCTAATTTAATTCTAATTGCTGAATCTTTAATTTTTAATAATCCACCTTTTTCTTTAGCAATTTTAGTTACTTCGTCAACATCTTGTGCTATAACACTAGTGCTTAATTCATTTATGGTTTTTTGCGCATCATTAATTTGTAGGCAAGCGTCATTATATGTTTCTTGCATTAATCCTTCAAGACTATCAACATTGTTAATTTTAACTTCTTGTTTTTTTCTTCTTGGCATTTCTATATGTTTTAGTTAATTGTTATTTGAATTTATCTGTATACGTAATATTATTTATTGCGTATTGGGTTCATATATAAATATTAACTAAAATATTTTTTTAAATATCGTTATGTTTTAAAAATTCATAAAGTTCTTTAAATCGTTTCATTGCCAGTCTAATATCTTTGGTTGATAAATTGGTATAATTACGCATTGTTTCTAAAACTGAATTTTTATTATATTTTGACCCACCATTCATTGTATCAAATGCCGTCTCCCAATTTTGTAAAATTTCAACTAATGATTGACCAACTTTTCGCTCGTTTTCATTTAATCTTTTTTTTAATGGTAAATGTTCGTCATCAAGTTCTTCTTTAATATTATTAATCAGATTTTTTAAAAAGTCATCCATTAAAAATTTATCATCATCAATTACATAACTCAAATCACTTCTTTCTTCAATATCTGAAGAAATATCTTCATATGATGACATTTGACGTGTATACTTTTCATCTTTTATTAAAAGACCTAAAATATAATGTTTACATATAGTCCCATAATAAGAATAAGCTTTTTTACCTCTACTATTTTCAAATTTATGTGCTTTGGTCATTAGAAATGAAAGGGTGTCACTATGTAAATCTTCAAATGTTTCACCCTTACGATACAATTTATATCTTCTAATTATTGATTCTATCATTTTGTTCAATGGTTCTCTAAGCCATTGATTATAAATTAAATTTCTTTCGGCATTGTCTGTTGATGATAAATAATCGTTAACAGCTTTTTCTTCATCTGGACCAAAATACATTTCATTTTTTCGTTTTCTGCCCCTTTTATTAACCATTTATGCAGATTGTTTCTCATATGTTATTTTTCTATCTTTGTCAAAATAATATTCTTTTTTTGCATGATTTAACCACCATTTAGCCTCAACTGGATTAATAGTATCTTTATACGTCATAAATAATGAATTTTTACGTTGATTCATATGTTTGTATCCAAATTTTGGAATTGTCATAATTCTGACATCTTTAAATGCCATTCGTAATAAAAATTCATAGATAAACATTAATTTAATACTTGGTTTAAACCCACCATATTCTTCATAAATTTCTTTTTTAATTACAATACCATCAATGTTAAAATTTTGATATGATAATAAAGCATTTAAATCTAAAATTCCCAATTCGTCCGAAAAACTACTAGCCCAAACTGCTTCGTTTGTAAAACCAATAAAATTACCATTAGCATCTGTATCAACAACAATTGGCATAAAAATACCAACATTGCTATGTGCGTTTCTATATTCAACAACATTTTTAAACCAAATATTGGCGTATTCATCGTCAAATTCTAAAAAAGATACCCATTCTGATTTTGCTTTACTAACACCTAAATTTACTTGGCTTGCAAAATCCGTCTCACCTTCATTTTCTATGATAGTAACAATATTTTTGATTGTTTCAAAATCTACCGTTTTAATATATTCAGCTACTTCGCTATCTTTGGGTACAACAATTACCAATTCATCGGGCAATACTTGTTGTAGTTCTACGCTTTTTATTGCGTTATGAAACATTGGTTTAACAGTTTCATTCAATTCGTGTATTGGGAGTATAACAGAAATCCCACTTAAATTTTTATTACTCATTTTTTTGTTTATTTTAATATCTTATAATACCCTTTAATATGTATATAATTGGGTTTGTGATAATAATGTATAATCTAACGTACCATTTTTGATTACTTATAACCTTAAACATTGGTTTGTTGTTTGTAAAACCAACGTATTCGTAGTTTTTACTTAGTTTCGGCATATGTTAAATTGGCATTAATAATAATTTGATTAAATTCTTCTTTTCTTTCTTTGACTAATTGAGAATAAACTTTAGATACTATTTCTTTTTGATTTTCAAATGTGTATTGACCTGTTGAACTTTTCATGGTTTCAATAAGTTCATTCGGGATTGCATCCTCGAACCAAACTTTTAAATACGTTGCAATTAATTCAGGAATGTTGATTGTTGTATTTGTCCAAACGCCATTATTTTTAATTACTGAATTTCCATTTTCATCAATTGTTTCCATCCATTCAGGTACCATATTAGGAATTTTACCAATAACTGGTGTACCGCATTCCATAGCTTCAATTGGAAACGTACCAAACCCAGCCGCATCATCAACCCAAACAGCCAAACAAGATTTTTTTAATTCTTCAGCTAATGTTTCTCTAGGTTCACCTCGTAATTCTTTAAACGTAATCCATTTGTAAATTGGATATTGTAAATAAAAAGATTTTGCAATCTTAACTGCATCACCTTGATTTCTAGTAAGAATACTTACAACGGGAATTTTTGGTTTATCACTAGGTTTAAAGTAACTTGGTATTGATACTGGGACAACATATGTATTAAGCATAGGAAATAAACTCTTAACATAATTAGCTTGTCTTTCACTAGTTGTAATCACGTGACTAAACCCATAATCTACTTCCCATCTTTTACCAATTGGTAAAAGCTCTAAAAGATAATCATAACTTTGGCATAATACGACTTTTCTACATGGAAATCCTTTAACTTGGTCCATAATTGTTGAAAAAGCTTCTGGTATAATTATGAAATCTGTTGGTGTAATATTTAAATTTTGCCCTTCTATTGATACGTGCGGTAGGGCTGCATATTTTTCACCTAACCAATCTGAAATTCCCATGCCAGTTTCATCACCACGTAATTTATAATCATTTTTTTCATGTAGAATAAATGCCTTATACCCTAATTCATTTAATATCTTAACATGCTCATAAATATTTGCAATACCAGCAGTTGGGTTTCCCTTTGTGTCAAGCGTAAAAAAATAAAGATTAAATTCTTTGTTGTCTAAATTTTTAATAAACTGCTCAATTTGTTCAATTTGTTTTTGTTTTTCTTCCATATTTTTTATTTTTCTTTTATTATACCTTCATTAAGAAGTGTATTGAATGCTATTTTATATCCTAATGAGGTTTGTGATAATGCTCTTTCGGCACCTAGTGTATCGTCTTGAACGTCTTCATTGTCTAGGATATACTCAATACATGTATTGAGTAAAGAGTATTTAGCCGCATCAATTTCTTTACCCCTTGGAATGGTTTTAGAAATAATTTCTTTTTGTATAACATTATTGGCTCCATCAAGCGTTATTGTTTCTTCGGTCTCGGTAACGTATTCACTTTTATCAAGTGTAAGTGTAATTGCTTTATCAAAAGCTTTTAGATTAATGTAGTATGCTGAATCTCCAAAATATATCATAAATTAAATTTCTTCGTAAGTTGTTATTTGTGTATTTAAAATTTTATTTCTAAAATTTTCATCTTTTATAAATTCTAATATTGAATCTAATTCATAATCAGCTTTTATATTTTGATTATATGACGTTTTTATTTTTATGCTAATTTTGCCGCTAGGTTTATTTTGTAAGGCATCTGGATTTGCGGTGATTAATACGTCTAAATTATCCCATTCGTTAATTGAATTTTGTACAAATCTAATTTTTTCAATTCTACACCCTGTTTTTGATAAAAAGAAAAAAGTGGATGGAATGCTTTTATTTGCTTCTTTGCTTACAATTTCAATTTCATGCTCACCATCATCTTTAATGTTCATTAAAAAATGATTAAAGTGTGTCATTAAATTATCTGACATTTGGTCGGCATGCCCAAAAATTTCTAATGGGGCTTCGAGATACATAAATTTATTTAATTCGTCAATACTTTTAAAGGGAAAAAATTCAATTAAATTAAAATTAGTTACATCATTTTCTTTAATATTGTTTTCGCTAACGTACTTATTATATGTATAGCTTAACTGCCCAATAAAATCTCTTAAAACTTCATTAATACTAATACCTATAACCATAAAATTATCCTTTTCATTTCTCTATGTTACGTTGAAAAAGATATAAGTCAAGTTATTACTTAAAAATTTTTAAAAATTTTACAAATAAATTTTCTTTTTTTATGGGGTGTAATATTACCTTATCAAAATTTGGTTTTTTCTTATAATCTTTGTGTTCAAATATTTGAATAAAATATTTTGTGAGTCTATGTCTAACAACTTCATTTTCAGTAAATTCAATAACATTTACTCCCTCTTCTGGATGTAATTTTGCCATTCTTACCAATTCAAATAAACAACTACTTTCTGGTTTATTTAAATCTATTTGATTACTATCGCCTAATGCAATAACCTTTGTATTTTCAGAAAACCTAGTAAGTAGTGTTTTTCCATTGTTATCCGTAACGTTTTGAAATTCATCAAAAAGTATTATACAATTTGATAATGACCTTCCACGAATGGCACCAAAAACTTCCATTTTAATATATCCAGCTTCTAATAATTTTTCTGTTAATTCTTCACCAATAAGTTTATAAAACGCATCTAAGAAAGACATCATAATAAACTTTAATTTATCATTAGCATCACCAGGTAGGGTACCTAAATCTTCATCTTTAAGCTGTATGATAGATTTAACTAATTTAATTTCGTGATATTTATCTGGATTATTTTTTAGTAATTGTAAGGCTTCTGCGACGCTTATTACTGTTTTCCCAGTGCCTGCTGGGCCCGTACATATTGTTACATCACCTACTTTAATTGCGTTAGTTAATTTTTTTTGTACCTCATTTTTATGCTTAAGGTTTATTTTAATTTGAGCTAATAAATCAACATCTTTTTTATCTTCTTGAGTAGGTACTACATCAGGTTTTTTTGTTTTTGTTGTAGATTTTGTAGGTGTAACTTTTGTCATAAATAATTTATTAATAAATATGGTTTATTCTTTGTAAACATTAATGTGGTTAGCATTTTTATTAAAATATTCATACCAATATTGATATGTTTTATAATCATTTGGTGTCCCCCAACAAATGTAATTCTTAACCTCAAACACTTTAACCTTCAAACCATTTTTTATGTTTTGGTTCAACACATCGTCAACGTAAAATTCACCATTTGTTCTAATATTTTCTTCATAATTCTTTTTCAAACCGTCAATAAAATATTTGTTTTTTCTAAAAAACATAGTACCAATGATAGCGTGTGTTTTTAAAGGGTCATCATAAATAAAGTTCTTACAAGAAACATGTCTAACAAAATCATTGTCATCAACATCTAACCATGCATATGCGTTTGGATTTGTTTTACTGGCTTGATTATTTCTAAAAGTCCAAACAATAACATCAATAGTTTCATCGTTGACCATTTCCAAATATTTTTGTGAATCATAATAAACACCGTTATCACAGGCAGAAATTAATATTGGTGAGTCTAAATCAATATTGGTTTCGTTGACACCTATTTCACACGTACACGCTTGACCCTCAGTTGTTTTATCAATTGTAACAATTTTAGTATTTGGGTAGTAGTCGGTTAAGGTTTTATCTATATTAAAATTCTCTATATGGTCTTTTAAACACATAAAAACATTATTGTCACATTCTGGTAAACAATTAACAGCTTGTAATATCATAGGTAAATTATCAATTTCTAATAAAGGTTTTGGTCTAGAATATCCTTCGGCTTCAAAACGACTTCCCCTACCAGCCATTGGTAACACCAATGTAGTTCCTTTTGGGTTTTTAACTTTTGGTTGTGGAATTTTAATATTTGAGAAGTATTCAGACCAACCGTTATAGTTTTCCAAATCATAAGGTGTTCCCCATTGTAACATATTTTCAATTAAAAATGTAGTAACCAACAATCCATCTTTTATTAACAAATTGTAAACTAAGCTAACATAAAATTCATTATTTAACGAATAATCTAAATCCATCAATTCTTTAAACTTATCTTTTACCAATCGACCGCTTTTAAAATAATAAGTTCCGTTTGAAGCTAATTCAGACATCTTATCATTTGTAAATGGTCTTTTCTCTTGTATAGCAATAGCTTTATCACCATCCATTTTAACAAAAGCATAATTATCAGAACCTAACATGTGTGGGTGAAAACCAGTGTAACAAGCTATAGCACCATCTGAATTTGCTGTTCTGGTTTGTTCTAAAAATTTATCATAATCCCAATAGGTACCATAATCACAATAACTAACAATAATTTCTTTTTCGTCATCAATATAATCAGCTATTTGATATACGGCATCAACGGGTCCTTTTCTATTATCATTTGAAACAGAATAAATTTTACAATTAGGTGAAATTGATATTAATATTTGTCTTATGTTAGTATCTCTTAAATGTATTTCATTGCAAATAAAAATTACATCATCAGGACTATTAAACATTTCAACAACGTGTTGTATAATTGGTTTACCATCAACCACAATAAGTGGTTTAGGGTCATAATAACCAGCATCAATAAAACGTTTACCAACACCAGACATAGGTATTATTATTTGTGGTTTATTTTTCATTTTTAATCAAATTAACAAAATCGGTACAGATTGCGTAAGGTGTTTCATTATTATAAGATTTAATGTCTTTTTCATTTAATAATGGTATTATACAATTTTCATCTAATTTACCCTTTAAATCATGAACCCATAAGTTATTTGTACTAGTTAAAACATAAGAATCGTTTGAGTGGCAGAAAAATTTATACCCGTTATTTAATTTTGTTAATTCTAAAGCTGAATTAATATCTTTACAATGGAACCATAGTTTTTCTTTTCTTGGTTCCATCCACGATAATTCTATTTTGTATTGTTCGTAATCATGACCTAGCCAAAAGTCATTATTAATAAATCTTAAATCCACCTCAACCTCGTATCCTAATTGTATTGCTGAATCGATATATGATGGTCTGTTTTCTTTTTCTATTACTGGGCCGCATATATTACCCCTGTGTGATATTATTTTCATAACTTTAAAATATAAAATTCCAATTATTTAATCTTGGTTCATCCATCATCTTCCATGCCGAGTCTAGCATCATATTTGGTACCGCCCAATCTCTGTTTCTTAAATTAACATGAAAATTAATTATATTATTATAATTAAAAATACCTTTGTATTGTGAATGATAAAAAAAATTAACATTATTTCCTTCAATAAAATGTATTTCCTCAGCACCTTCAACCAACAAACTTAATTCACCAACACATTCACCTAAATTATTTATGTTGATTGTTGGTAATCCATTATGAATACGTGAACCCAAATTAAAACCTATCGAGTCGTTTATTATGTTATATGGTCCTGTAATATTTTGTTTCGCTAAAATAAAATTTTTAATATGCAATTCATGATTATAACTCCTAGCGTAATTAAAAAAATCCATCCTTACTGTATTATTTAACCCAACTAATTCATAATAAAGTTTATGATTTGTTGTTAATATTTGGTTTGGTAAGTGTTTATTTGGTTTGCAAAGATATATTTCATCAATATCAAGTTTGTTATATAATGGATTTAAGTCATTAAAATAATATGTTTTATCAACATTTTCTAAATCATAAAAATTAAAATGAGCTTTATCCCAACCAGCTGTTAATGTATTGCAAATATCATAATCACCAAATTCACCATTATTAATCATTTCTTCAGGGTTGTGAGCAAAAAAAAGTCTTTCATTAAATAATGGTTCATGTCTAAAATAAGCAGTGTAATAATCAATTAAATATTGTCTACTATCGCTATTATACCCTTCAAAAAGATAGAAATGTACTTTTTCGTAATAATTCAATAAAAAATAATATAAACCGATTACTGAAAAAGTGTCACCATATGTATAACATGGTGGTATTAAAATTATGTTTTTTCTCATTATATTTCTTCAATTTTTAAAGTTTTATCGTCAATGAATAAATCGTAATATGGTTTATCTACTCTTAATTCATGGAATTTAGCACCCCATTCGTTTAATTGTGAGTATGTTAAGTCATACCAATTTATTTGTTTTCGGCTGCCTCTGGCTGTCCAATATACTATAGTATTACCTTCATCGTATAATTTGTTTATTTTTTCAATATTTTCGATTATAGGTGTTGCTAAACTATAGTCCCTTGTGTTTGATGTGTTACAGATTGTTTCATCTATATCCACATAAATAACCTTTTTTTTCATTAATTTAAATTTGATGTTTTATTAGGATATATTAAAACAATATGTTCGTTTTTTACACTATCCTCAGTTATTAGTTCATTTCTATACCTAGCAAATTCTTCTGGGTATTCATCTTCAGTTATATTCATATATTTAAGATAATCCATTTCATATTCTTTTGAACTATCAGCTGTTTTTGTTATTAAACAATCCACTGTATGTCTACCAAAATCAACTATTGTGTTAATTTTAAATTTCAAATTAGGATATTTTCTTTTAAATATTTCTACCAATTCTGTTGGTGATGCATTATATCGCCACAAAATAAAATTAACAAACTCTAAATCATTTATATATGTTCTAAAATTATTGATTCGTTTTTCATATCTTTCAATAAATTTTTCAAAATTATTATCAACAAAATGATTGGGTCCACCCCATTGTTCATTTAAATAAAGATTACCATGATATGGTGACTCATGATTAAAATAAAAATTATAATAAGTATTAAATACCCACATTTCATCATCTTTTTGATTGGGTATGTGTGGGGACATAATTGGGGCTGGTCTTAATTCTAAATAATTTGGGTCGCAAAAGAATTTAAAATCATCTTCAATACATTTACAAACACCTATATAGTTCGTTATCATCATATCAAACGGACATGTTTTATAACCATTTTGTTTTGTATCACGTAATCCTAATTTAAGACCATCTTGAGCGGCAGAACAATTCCACCCTAAACTTATACCTTCTGTTTTCATAATAAATTTTTTCTATATTTTTCTTTTTTATCGTTAATTAAATCAATAACTTCTTCGTCACTTAAAAAATTTACACCCCCAAGACCAATTGACCCAATAAAAATTTTTGCAGCTTTTTCACAAATGTCAGTAGATACAATACAATCGTTTATGGAATGTCCACACGTTATTAATCCGTGGTTTTTTAATAAAATTATTTTTGGAAAATAGCCTTCTTTGTTAATAAACAAATTAACATTGTCTTTTATTAATTCAGTTAATTTTTCTCCAGGTTTAGCATATGGTACAAAACATGATTTAACACCATTGAATATTACTTGGTCTGGGAATAATCTCTTATCAACAAAACCGTATAAATCGTTAGAACATAAAATTTTTAAAGTGTTTATAGGGTGAGTATGTGAAACATAATTAACACCTTCAAACGCTAATAAAAAAGTATGAAAACTTAATTCCATACTACCTTTTTTATTAAAATTATTTTTTTGATTCCCATTAAAATCAAACATAACTAATCCGTTAGAATCTAAGTTTAATAAATATTGACCACTGGCTTTAATAAGAAAGTTTTCATCGTCTATCTTACCAGATATGTTTCCTTCCATACCAACACAATATTTTGAAACTTTCTTAGATAACTGTATCAAATTAGTCGTAATATTTTCTATGCTCATCTTAAATTGTTTTAACTTTACTTTTTATATGCAAATATACGAAAAAAAATTAATTAGTAAAGTTAAGGGAAAAAATAAAGTATAGTATGTAATCGTAGAAAGTATTGGTTTTACTATTTTTAATAATCAAATTGTCAACCATATCCATTTCAACAAATTCATCAAAAATTATCTTTGTAAATTTACCATCATTTGATATAAAAAAATTAATTTTTGTTTTGTTAAATGTTTCTAAAACTTGGTTTAAATTTTTACAGTTATTGTTAATTGATAGTTCCAAACTTAATTTTTCTTCAGTCTCAAAATCATTAAAATTAATAACATCTTTTGTAAAAAATCTAATGATTAAATCTGCATTTTCTTTTTGTGGTGTAATATATTCGTAAAAATCATTTTGTCTTTTTTCAATACTTCTTAACACTTTTTCTATTGTGTAACCTCGTTCAATTACATCTCGTTTAATCTTCCATTTTTTCTTAAGTGAATTGTCGGTATCCATAAATATTTTTATGTCGTATAGATTGTTGTCACCATACAGACTATGTAGGCCACAAACAATTAAATTATCTGATGGATTGATTAATTGTTTTTCTGTAAATTTGCCACTGTGATGGTCATAATCAACTTGATAAATCTTGTTACCTAATTTTAAATTAAAAATATCTTCTTCCATTTTCGTTATGTAATTAGCTTCTGGATTTAAATGAGTCATTGCATCCCAATTTTCATTGTATCTTTCCCATTTATGGTATCTATCACATTCTAACATAAATGAATCGCTATAACCATTTTTTAATAAATTGCTTAACGTAGTTTTACCAGAACCAGAATCTCCGCAGATTGCAAAAACATTACATTTCGATAAAACAAAACTATATTTTATATCAATTAACTTATGTTTTATTTTGTTCTTTGTCAAATAATTATATAAAGCTGTTTCTGAAACAGGTAACATGTTATTACGATAGTAAGAGTAAATGTTAAAATAATCATCCATGATTTTGGAATCACCAAATGCAAATGCATCACATAGATATTTATCATTTGGGTTGGTTAATTTAACTTTATCTATTTTAGCGTCTTTAGGTAAATAAATAACACCTTTTTCTAATTCAAAATTAAAAAGGTTTTTAGTGAGTATGTTTAAGTCTAATCTAAACCTTACAACCAAATCATACTTAGTTGTTTCGTTTTCTCTAATAGATTTTAATTGGTTTAACTTAAATAATTTGGCCCAATGATTTGTTACGTTATTAATTGATTTATCAGATGAGTATTGGATATTATTTTCAATTATAGTAGTTATTGGGTTTAATGTCTCTATTATTTTTTTTATATCGGTTTCTTGGATTTGATTAAAATATTTGTCTTCTGTGTTTTCATCTTTGGTTATATGCAAATATACATCAACATCGTTAAATTTATTTATAATTTCATCTTGGATGTATTTTATGTTAGTTTCATAACTTCTTAAATACCCAGCAATTAGTAATGCAATTTTCATATTTTGTTTTTAAATGCTTCTAAATTATTATTATAAATATTTTCTAAAATAGCTTTTATATTGCTATTAGTAAATAATTTATTAAAATAATAATCATAATTATTCATCACCTCTAATGTTTTTTTTGCTATTTCATCATAACTACACCATATTATAAATTCGTTGTAAGGTATAGTTTCTTTTAATGGTACATCTTCACTAACGATAATAACACCGTTTAATAAAGCTGGTAGTACCCTTAATTCTTCAAAAGTATGGTGATGGTCTGTTTGGTGAACGTTAACCATTATTTTTGTTTTATCATAAGTGTTTAGTAAACATTCATGTGAAAAACATTCAGTAATAATTTTATTGTCAACACCATGTTCTTTTAATTTATTTAAAATGTTTGACCTTCTTAAGTTTCCGTTATGGTCAAATAAAGTTATTACATCAGTTTTAAACCCATTAAAATTTGGTTTATATAGCATGGGTGCAACATAAAAAACTTTAGACAAATAATCATCAAATTTACCGCTAATTTTAATATTCTCAATGTTTGGTAAACTGTATTCAATTATCATGTCTAAAGAATTAATATAACTAAATTTATCAATTCTAACCAAATAATATCCTTCATCACTTTTAACATTACCATATATTTTGTCAGTAACTGAACGACCACCATCTTTAACCAAAGTGTGTTCGCATTGGATATCTACTTTAATTGTTTTATTTGAATTGCCAAAATCGTAAAAATAATTACCAAAAATTACGTTCAAATTCTCATCAATTTCGTTTAACCATTTTTCTAATAATAAAACACAGTAATTATAGTATTCTCTGGTGTGTATAACTTGACTATCAGTATAAAAAATATAACTATTTTTAATCTTATCTAATATCATTTATCGTTCGTTCTTTCAGTTTTCTGTTGGGCTTTTTTGGCAAAATATGATGTGATATTTTCATCATAAATATTCACACTATGACAATCATATTTTGGTGATGGGTTTGGTTGCCCAGCCCAATGATAACCCAAATATCTAATATCTCCATCGATATCATTATTTTTATATTCGTTTAACTCCCATAATATTCTAGCTAAATATCTTTCGGCAGCACAACTTTCATCTCTAACAGTAATTTTAATATCTTTAATATAATTTAATAATTGCTCAATTTTAGTTGTTGACACAATAAAACTACAACACCAACAAAAAGTTATTTTATCTAAATTATTTAAAAGACCAATACTACCTAAAACATTATTGCTAATGTGTTGAAGCATTCCATCGTTTATATAGGAATTAATAGGGCAAGCTGTTATATTTTGTTCATATAACGAATTAAAATCTACTTTATTTTTAATAACAAAGGTATCTTGAGTTAAAACTACGTAACTATATTTATTCAACAAATTGTTATCAATAATATATTTTAAACCAACTCTATATGCACCAATTTCAAATTTACAATCAATGTTATTTTCTAGTAAAACAACGTTATCATATTTTCTTAGGTTGCTAAATATGTCTTCAACGTATGTTGAATTATTATCCACAATAATAATTAAAGATTCTTTGTAAAATTTCTTTATGTTGTTAATATAATATTCAACATATGATTCATAACCTCTATAGTATTTGTGGGCGATTATGAATATTGGTTTATTTTTATCGATTAATGTATCCATTTATTTGAGTTTTTTAAATTATATTTGTTAGTGATGATGGTATATTCTTCTTCAATATCTTTGTAGGATTCTTTTGGTAAACTACCCAAATTAAGATAGTGTTGACTGTGCGTGATGTGTAAATATTTAAAAGGTTCTAAACAAATAAAGTAACCACAGTTATATTGTTGTTTAGAATACAACTTAAAAATATTGAATTGTAAACAAAATTCTTGTACCTCTGGATGTTCGATTGTTCTATAATCTCTATGACTATATGTTTGCATTATTTTTTTTAATGTTTCCAATTTCCAAATTGATGGGTTTACGTTATATATGTAACCATTTGCTGTTGTGTCGGTGTTAGACGATTTAATTAGATATAAACCATCATCTTCAATCGTGTGGCTAAGTTCTCTGTTAAAGTCATAAGCTAGCTGGAAATCAACTCTATCGTAGTTGTTAATTTTTAAAAAATCTATAAATTCTAACATTTTTTGATTATCCACATAATATAGTATGTCATTATCATGGATAAAAATAAAATATTCATAATCAATTTGGTTTAAACAATTCAACATTTTATTACCATAGGTTAAGTTTGAATCATAAAAAACAACCTTATCAAATTTGTTATAAATATGTTTTAAATCATGGTTATTTTCATCAATAAATAAAGTTAAATGACCTTTGCCTTGGATGTAGTCTAACTGTATGTTTAACACATCCAAAAAACTAGAATGGCTATAAATTACATAATTTACAACACCATCAATAATATCACAATTAACGTGTTTTTTTATATCATATTGTATCATAGTTTTAAGATAAACTTTTTATTTTATCGACCCAATATTTTAATGTTATTTTTTCCAAATTAAATTCAGTATTTTTAAACTTTTCTATTGTTTTGTTTAGCAGCTCTTGAGTTATTTCACCCCAATCGTTTACGATTAAAACAGGTAAATCTTTATATAAAGTATCTAACACTGATTTTTTAACTATTACAATACACCCTAACATTAAAGCCTCCCATGTTCTGTGACAATCCATACCATGACCCATTGGTGATAGTACAAATGAATATTTAGCTTGGTTATTCCAAGTATCAAATCTAGGTATTAAGTTTGGTTCATAAAATACTAAATCTTGTGGTATTTTATCCATAGCTTCTTTTCTAGGGTTTCCAAATTCTTGGTAAGTTACAAAATGAAAATTTGAATAGCATTTAGGGATTCTTAAATCAAACGGTAAGCTATTATTTCTAATTTCTTCTATCATATTTTCTTGTTCTTCGGGTGTTTGTGATGTATGGTGCCAACCACAAAATTCACCGTAGGTTAACGAATGAAAATTAACACCAATAGGTATTAAAGAAAATTTAGGGTGAATGGTTTCAATACAATTAACCGAATACCAATGTAATATATTTTCATTATTTATTATATTATTAAAGGTTATCATATCAAACATATCATTTGGCATAGTTTCATCACCATCACCAGTTACTAATATAAATTTATAATTTATTCTTGGTAATACATAATACATAAATTCTCTTACGTTAGAAAATTTTATATAAATACAAACGCCATCATAACCATTTTCTAATTTTGAATAGTCATGAAGAATATTTGATGGTTCTTTATTATAAGTTATTACCCCTAATTCGTCCATCGTTTTCAATAACCCTACACTAGAGATATATTTACATTCTTTTATTTGTTCTAAACTCATTTTAATTTATCCATTTATTTGATTTTGTTAGGTTATATTTATTTACAATTTTAATATATTCATCGCTTATGTCAGTATATGGTTGACCGTATATTGTTACAAAATTTTGATTTAATGGTAATAATCTACCGCTATGACTAATGTGTAAAAATTGAAAACCGTCAACACAATTAAAATACCCACATAGTTTTTTATTATTAGCTGTTAATTTAAAAATTTTAAATTGTTTTGCGAATAATTGTACGTCCATTTCTTCTATTGTTCTATAATTTTTATGTGTAAAATTACTTAACAATTTAATAAACGAATCTTTTTTCCATATTGAAGGGTTAACATTGTAGATAAAATCGTTTGGGTCATCTTGTTTAATTAAATAAAGACCATCCGTTAATTCTTCAGATAATTTAGTTTTCCATTCATCAGGATTTTTATCTGGGTTATATTCAATAATTAAATTTGATAATTTATTATCAGAATGTTTTAAATCTATTCTGTCAAAATTATTAATATTTAAAAATTCATAGAATTTACTAATCATTTTATTATCAACATTTAATAAAATATCAATATCATGTAAGAATAAAAAATAATTGTCATCAATTTGCTCAATACAAGATAGAAGTCTTTTAGCATATGTGTCAGTGTTATCATAATAAATTACTTTGTCATATTTTGAAATTAGCATCTCTAATTCTAAATCATTATAATTTAAAAACAATGTAATATTACCACGACCAGATATATAATCAGTCTGTATTTCTAAAACATCCAAATAGTCTGTATTTCCATAAACAACATAATTAATCATAAAATTTTTTAAATTTATTTAAATTTATTTCCCACGCTGAATTTAATCCTTTATCTAGTATAACACATTCATGAGTCTTTTTTATTGTTTTTTTATACTCATTTTCACTATTCCAACCAGATAATCTAGTATCACCATATATTATCGTAATGTCATCATTTTCTATATTTATTATTTCACCCACAATATCACCACATTTAACCCTCATATATTTTTTAAATAGTGTTGTTTCAATGTTTTCGGTTTCTTTAAATAATGTTAAATTTACTTTATTTAAAGAATATATAAAACGTTCATTTACATCTAAAAAATATGGTGAAACCAATGCTATTAATTTACATTCTGGATTGGAGAATAAAACATTACAAAGACCACCACCGATAGCACCAATAACACTTTCGGCATTTTTAAGTATAGCTATTTTTTGTTTAGTTGTCAATGTTTCAGTAAAAATTTCTTCATATCCTTTACTAACTAAATAATTAACTAGTTCATCTTCATTAACTAATTTACGTCTAGTAGTGTAATTAGTGCCTATATTACTTATATCACCATGTAGCCAACTCCTTCTAGAAATGTAAATTTTTTTAGGTAAATTAGTTGTATCTATATTTACTTTATTAACAATTTCACGGTAAAAATCATATATTTCATTTCTGGGTGGTAAGTTTGAGTCGATACCGTGAGTATAAGATGATGAAATATAAATATTTTTATAATTTGTATTTTCATCAGCAATAATAATATCGTACTGTTTTATACCCAAAATATCTAAAAATTCTAAAACAAATTTATAAAATTGGTCTTTACCAGTAGGGTAATTCATTAATAATTTAATATCTGGATGAATTTTTTTTATTTTATTAAAAGAAATGAGATATGGTAACGAATCATATACAAAATGAAAATAATTATCCATATTATATATAAAGAAAAAAACCGAATTTTCTTCGGTTTTAATTGGTGTTTTATTTATAAAATTAAAATCAGTATCAACTTCAACATTTTTTAATGACATTGTTATTTCGTTGATTGGATTATATAACGAACCATTGAATAATAATGTATTTGGATAACATAGTGATTTACCAGTAATCATTGAATTTCTTAATTCATAAACATTAATTTCTCGTCCATTAGAATCTTTTTCAAATATGTTTAAAATATTTGTTTTATCAATTTCAGTAATTTGTTTTATTTTCATTATAGTTTATCTTTGTTTTGCCTAAAAAAATCCTCATGAGGATACTGATTAATATCTTCTAAATTTTGGTCCATTGGTGTATCAAACATACCCTTATAAGGACTACTTACATTTGGTAAATATTTTTTACCATAGATAAATTTACGATTAAAATCAGAATATTTGCCAATACCAGCAGTTATATGTTCATGTCTTATGTTGGATATTATATTAATAACACCATTAACATAAATATTATTTATATCTATACTAGCTTTAATAAATCTGTATGATATGTCACCATCTTCTTCACCAAACCCTAATAGTCTTTCATCAAAATAACCTAATTTATCTATAACAACTTTGTTGGTAATAAAATGGGAAAAAGACCCATTAATCTTAGTTAACCCATTATATTCTGAAGAATTAATATGCGAAGATGCATGTGTAAAAATGTCGCTAGAATGGATTTCAATGTCATCATTAAGTATAAGCACATCATCTTTATCTGACATAATTAACCCAGTATTCCACATTTTACATAGCCCTCTAGTTTCAACAAACATGGTCGGATATACGTTATTATATTTAGCGCATAATACTAAAATATTTTTTCTATATTCTTCAATAAACTCACCATTTTTTTCGCCATTAATAATCAACAGAATTTTATTATCCGTATAATTTCTAATTTGTGGTATTAAATTAACAACATAATCATACCTTTTAGCAAATGTTGTTATTACAATTGTAAAATTTTTCATTATAAATATTCTTTACCAAATGTTATTAATTTTTCGTTATAATTATCATTTATAAATTTTAAATAATCTTTTTCTTTTGTTGTATTATTAAAAACAGATACATCAAAATCTATCCCAGCAATCAACTTGTTTGTCATATATTTTTCGCAAAAATTTAAATTATTAACAACGGAATCATATCGATTATTTATAAACGCAACGCTATGCCCGTATGTAATAAACTCATAGTGTTTATACCATAGTTGTTTTATTGCATAAAAACGTCTGTTGATTGATTGTAAATGAATAACACCATACTCTTTAGTTAATTCTTTTATTGGTAAATTTACTCGTGGTGTCCTAGGTGTATGATATTTATAATCATTAATATTTAATCTATTAATATGTTTTAACGGTAAAATAAAACTTCTATAATTGTTAATATATTGTGGGTCGTTTCTATATTGTAAAAGCGTATCATTAACACAATTATACCAAAATAACCACATATCAGTAGTTTGATACTTTTTTAAAAAATTATCAAAATCATTAATAATACTAGTCGTTAATAATTCATCACAATCAATAGCAAATACAATATCAACATTGTTTTCTAATGCCACATCAATCATTTTTTGTCTTTGATATGATTCGTTAAATGTTAATAATTTATCATTTACAATTATAATTTTTTCGGCTGGTAAACTTTTTTTAATGATTTCAACTGAATTGTCTGTTGAATTATCATCATAAAATATAAATAAATCAATTGGATAAGTTTTCCATATTTTTAAGATTTCAGGAAGAATTGCTTCTTCATTTTTAAACATTGTATTAAATGCGGTTTTCATAAATTAAAGTTTAAAATCTTTCTACGTTTATATAATGCATTATCAAAATTAAAGTTAATAAGATTTAATTTATGAATGTCATCTTTTTTACCATATCCCCAATCTGGATGTTGATGTTGAATAATCACATCATTAAAATATGTTTGTTTTTTTAATATGTTTGCAACATCCATAAATTCATTATCACAAAAACAAGATTTATAATTTGGATAATAAATGTACCCAAACCTATCATAATATTTTTTACCCAATATACATAAAGTATTTAGTTTGTTTGCTTGATATCCATCGTTAAACCATAATACACCATCTGTATCTGGATAATGTTCAATCATTTTAGTTTTAATTATTGTGTCAAATCCATTAACTATTGGTATCATATCATCAGATGCCAACAAAATAATATCACAATCTGTATTTTCAAGGTTAGCATTAACAGCGTCAATTTTAGATTTGCTATCACCAAAATATAATTTTAGATTTGGAAATTGAGCACAAAAAGCTGAAACATATTCTTCTTTCATTGATTCATCATCGTTGTCACATGTTATAATAATTTCAGTTGTTTTGTCATCTAGCATATTTATATATTTTGTTAACGCATACAAAAATTTAGATGGCCGATTTCTTGTTGGAAATTTAATTGTTAATTTCATACCTTTATTTTAATGATATACTATGTATTTGTATGTTTGTGCTTACATTCTAGCAATTTTATTTTCATATTTTTTTTCTAATTCTGCTTCAATAAAATCATTTAATATATCCTCGCCATTAATATCAACATTGGCTTTAAATTTAATAACGTAATAACCATCAAATTCAATAATTTTATCAAATGAAATAATGTTATATGTATATAACCTAAAATCATACGCCCCAAGCGTATTATTGCTTACAAACATAACGTTTGTTAAATCCAGCATATTAACGCTTCTAGGATTAATCATTGCTTTTTTAACCTCACTGATAAATAGACGACTAGTTCGATTATACTCATCCGAATATTTGCTAACATAAAATTCTAATAGTTTTTCTACTTCGGTTATTGTCCTAATGTTTAATTTAATGGTGTAATCCTCAATATTAAATTTTGACAAGGATGGTCTAAGTACTTTTATTTGTCTTTCTGGTTTATTATCAATAAAATATTGTTTTGCACTAATCTCACCATGTGTAACACTTTTGTCAACATTTTTAATTACTTCTTCGTATAGTTCAACAGAATCATTAATCGCATCAAGGTTAGAAATCGTGATTTCCTCATTTCTGACAATAATTTCTAGTGGATAGTCATCGTAATCATCTAATTTTGCTCTACGAATTAATCCGTCATTAGGTTTTGCGTTATAATACACATCACCATCACTATCCGTATGTGAAAATTCTAATGATAATTTTTCACTAGCTTTTAATACTTTATATGTTCTCCAACGTAAATCTTTTACCTCTTGATTTATTTCACCTCGTATTAATGCATTTGCTAATGAATCATCTTGATTTCTTTCTTCAGAATCAACACCATTACTAAAAGTATCTGTTTTTTGACTTAACACATTTTTTTCAACACTTGATAGTGAAATCGCAATTGCTGTTAAATTGTCTCTAAACCATTTTTTAACTCCCATATTAATCTAATATTTCTTTATACACATTCATTATGTTAGTAACAACATTATTAGCATTATATTTATCAATATCATTAGGAACAGCATGGAATGTTTTATCCATTATGTTTCCTTCATTATCAACATTGTATATCCACCCACCCTTTCCACATAACCATCCTTCAATAGTGGTACGACCAAGAAGTATACCAGCTGTTTCGTCACATTGATGAATATATTTCTCAACATTTAGTGTTGGTGTGTAATATTTTACATGGTCTTGATTAATCATTGCATCATCTAAATATGTATTATTTTTTTTACCAACAATCCATAATTCTTGATTATTTTCTTTGGTAACATTTATTAAATCTAAAATAGTTTGTTTTCTTAAATAATCAATTGTACCAACAAAAAGAATTCTTTTCTTTTCACGTTTCTGTGTTAAATTAATTGGCTTAAACCTATCACAATCAATTGGATTGTAAATCACATCAACAATATTTTCAGGTATACCAAAACGATTAACAATATAATCTTTTATTTCAGGTCTTATCGCAATGTATTTTTTAATTTGCGAATTAATAACTGGATTTTCAAGTGAAATTACTTCTGAATGAATACTACAAACGGTTGGTACCTCAGGATAAAGTCTTAATAAATGCTCAGTTACTGGTGTATGGTTAAGATGCAAAACATCAAAATTAACATCAGACAATTTATACAGCGTATTTGGTTGTGATAAAACTTCAGTCTGTGCATTCTTAAGTTTCCAGATGCCGTCACCTAATTTAAAACTTGGTGGTTCTTGCAATGTAAATAATTTAATACCACAACGTTTAGCCATACTTGATAATGGCTCACCAAAATTTGAACAAATTGTTACATCACAGTTTTGTTTAACTAAAGATTTAGCTAATTCAAAAACATAAAGTTCAGAACCAGTAAAATTAGTAAAATTTAAACATCCAATTAAAACCTTTAACCTTTCATTTTTGCGTAAAACTTTTTTTATTTTAATTGGTAACTTATCCTCAAATTTTTTACTAAAAATTGCTCGATTTTTTTCCCATTCTTCATTTGTCATACCGATAGACATATGATTAATCCTAATAACTGTTGACACACCAATTTTGGTTCCATTTAAATAATTTTCAAAACAAAAAGTAACGTCGTAGAAATGAAATCCCTCAACAGTTTCATTAAATGGTATCGTTGCCTTAGTTTTATCAATTGCAAAAAATACTCCGTCAACAACTACCACTTCTTCAAGTTCTTTATCTAAATCTTCACTATATGATGATAACCATGATTTACCTTCATGCGTATGTTTAACACGACCATACATTTTTCTTTTATCTTCCCACCATTTACCAGTATTAGCCATGTATTTAGTGCCAGCAACACCAATAATTCCATATTCTGGATTCATATTAAATTGTTTTATCAATTTATTAGCCCAATTATTGGTTTCAATTAAAATATCCGAATGACAGAACACGACATGTTGATATATTGATTTATTAAGAATTTCATTATAACATTCTGTTAAAGACCTATTACCAGTATTAACAATTTCAATTATTTGTATTTTTTTAGGGTCCAATCCACATGTTTTAATTAAGTGTTTACTATGATTTTCATTACTAACCCTAGTACAATAGCCTATTGTTATCATATTTTATATATTTTATATATTTTAACGTATCCCCGTGCTACCAAATCCACCAGATGACCTTTCAGTATTATCGGATATTTCTAATACTTGTGTTAATTCAATTATAGATTTAGCCATTACCGAGGCAACAACAGCTTGAGCTATTCTATCGCCATGATTTATTTTAAAATCTTCAACACCATGATTAATAAGTATTACCTTAATTTCACCACAATAATCAGCGTCAATGGTGCCTGGAGAATTTAATACTGTAATACCATTTTTGGCCGCTAATCCACTTCTAGGTCTAATTTGAATTTCAAAATTATTTGGTATTTCAAAATATAATCCAGTTGGAATAATACTACGACTACCAGCAGGTATCACTTGTGGTTCTTCAAGATTAGCCCTTAGGTCAAAACCAGAAGAACCGTCTGTAGCGTATTCTGGATTTTGATTGTTCGACTTGTTAACAAATTTAAGTGGGATTTTAAACGATTGTTGCGATGCAAATGAATCACTATAGTTAAATTCTTTATCAAACTCTTCTTGCGTGTATCCAATATTAGGATTAATAATATCCATAATTTTTTGTCGTATAATTTCAAATTTATTCTGCATTATTTCTTTTTTTTTCGTTTTTAATCGCAAAAAGTGATGCGGTTTTAAGTAAGTCTCCTAATGTACTATTATGAAATTCGGCCATTTTATCATCTGTTTTATCAAACATAAGAATAGCTGAAAATTCTTCATCGCTTAATTTAATACCATAATTAACAGCATAATATACCGAGCGCTCACTTACACGCATAGCAACTTGAGTATTATTAAATTCATACATTTTGCCTTGATTATTTTTATGCCATTCTGATGTACAAGGGAAATAAAGATGTGCTTTACCAATTTGATGTAAAAGACATACCCTAATTAAAGATTTTTGGTCAACTCTATCTGTTTCTGGTAATGCGTTATTAAATATAACAGCATATTTAGTTACATTCAAAAGGTGGTCAATTAAACCACCTTCAAATGCATTGTATTGGTCTTTCATAGCAGTGGCTGGTGATTTAATAAAATTTTCACCTAAAAAAGCCATAAGTTCATCGTTCATGATACCATGGTCTTGTGTTGTTTGAAAATACTTTTTTGTATTCTTTACAATTTGTTCCGTTTTTAACATATACTAAGTTTAGACCAATATACGAAAAAGTATTTAAAAAAACAACTCTGTTGTGTTTGATATATTGTCATCTAATTGTTCAATATATTTAAATGGTGTTTTAATTTTATTTAATTTAGGTTTGTCTAATATAAATTGTTGTTGTTTTAGATTTAAAATATCGTCTTTTACTTGAATGTCAATTAATTCATTAAGTGTTAACGATTTTTTATCTTTTATTGCTTCATTATGAATATCGGTAATTTCTGGGTCATAAAATATTGAAGCTTTTACATATAGTTTTTTTTTATTTGACTCAATTGCGTTTTGTGATAATTGATGCGTAATGAATTTTTGATATTCTTCATCTGTCATTTTAATTCTTGGCTTACCATTTTTGGTATGAATATCACCTAACCTAATTCTTTCAATATTTTCAATCTCTGCTTTAATTTTATCAGGATGAACACCAAATTGTGCAATAAAATCATGTCGAATATATTTGTCATATTTTATTTTTTTCTGTTTTTCACAAAAATCGTAATATGGTTTTTTAAATAATCTAAAAATAAAATTTGAAATTTTAATTTTTAATTTTTTGTAACGGCTTAGTTTAAATTCTTTCATTTGTTTAATAATTTTAAGTAAAGATTTCTTCTATCTTCGGTTATTTTATCTATTGAATATGTATCTTTAACAGTATTGTGTAGATTTTCGCTTAATTGACTGATAAGTTCTGGTGTTTCTATAACTTTTTTAATGAATTTATACCAATCTTTATGGTTTTTATTCTCGTCAATTAATATACCATTACCATTTGAATCCCAACCACCACCAAATTGGTATGCATTGTTAATATCAATTTGATAAGGGCCAAAGTTTTGTGCAATTATGGCTTTTTTATGAAAACCAGCTTCAATTACTTTTAATTGACTATTATGATTTTTAATCCCATTAGCATTATATTCGTGAACATTTTCGACTTCAATATCGTATACTGTATTTTTAGTATATTCTACATTTGTAATTTTATCTTTTAAAATTATTTTTTTCTCGTTATTACTATGTTCACCACTTACAAATATTAATAATTTTTCTTTTTTATGTGCTGACACAAAACCTATTTCTTTTTCAAATATTTCAGAATTAAGTCTACTTAAAATTATATTATAATAATATTTTCTATATGTTTTGTTATACGTATGTGATATTTTACCTTTAATGCCAAAACCTAATAATAATATCTGTACCTGTTGTATTAATTTTAAATCTTTACTAGTCAAACTAATTGGACCATATTCACCTACCGTTCCATCAGCTTCAAATAAACCCTTTAAAAATTCACGAATTACTGATTTAGGTGATTCTAAAATAACCTTAGGTATTCTAAATGTTTTACCATGTAAACCACACCAGTTATATTTTTTAGCTATCGATGTGAAGTTAATACAACTAGATTTTATAGATACACCAAAACCTTCTTTACTCAAATTATTAACACAACGTTTGTCTGGTGTTTTATCGTAAATTAAAGGATTCAAACCAATAGATTTATATAACGAAACAATATCATTAACCACATCGATGTGTCTTTTATCGCAGGCGATTTCAATACCAGATTTACCATTATAATGTCCATCACCTAGCATATAACCTAATAATCTACCCCAATTTTCATTAATTCTAATTCTGGGTAACATATTTTCATCAGCGTTATCTATTTTTTCTTGTGTTATGTTTTTGGTCAATAACATAGGATAAGTTATTTCTTGATATTTATTTTGTAGAAATAATGGTTTTGTTAATTCTATCTCATCATCTATTTTTAAGTCTTTAAGTTCTACCCACTCATCATTTATAAAAATTTTATGATGTGGTGTACCTTCAATATTGAAACCATCTTTAGTTGTAATTTTAATGGTATCAACATTTTCATATTTAAAATCATTAATTACTTTATTTGTTACACCGTTTAATTCTGTTTTTAACCTTAAATGATTATCAACAATATCCGAAATGTGTTTAAAGCCATCATCGGTTGAGATTAATGAATCACCTACAATACATTTTACCTTATTAAAAATATTATTTTCTAATGGTGCTAATGAAACATCAAACATATTATAATTTGACGCATATGTGCTAATTGGTTTTGTCCATACTCTTCTATATGGTTCATTAGAAACATTTGTATATTCTTCTTGTTTAAATTTTAATAAAAAATTTTTATATTCAGGACTTACGGTCGAATAATTATCGGTAAATATTTTTTCATATTGATACCATACGCTTTCATGTGGTTTTATTGGTCGTTGAGTTTGGGTGCCAGTACTTTCATCAATCATTGTCATTGTACCTCTAAGGTCATAACCACATAATACAAATTGTACCTTATCAATTAACCCATCATTTTTAATTCTACCAACAACGCCATCTAATATTTCAAGGTCTTTTAAATGGGAATTACCAATCCACATCGCTTTACCATTTCTTCTAACATAGATAACATGGTTTTGCACTTCAACACAGTAAACATTACCCTTATAATACTTATTATATTGATTTTCTGTTCTAATCAATGGAGTATTTTTATTGTGTTTGCTAAGGGTCGGATGTTTGGTAAAATTAATAACCAATGAATCATATTGATTTACTATTTCCCTACCCTTGATATTGCTGCTTTGTTTACCTTTATTGGTAACCGTCGCTGAAATACCTATTTTTAATGCAATCTCTTGTAAATCATTCGCTAAAGATGGTGAGCAAGTAAATGCTCTGGTTCTGTTATATTTATTATTTTCTATATGACCATCACCCTTTATAAACCAATTTAAAAATAAACTTAATTGTCTAGATGATAAGTTTAATATTTCTCTGGGTATAAATTTATCGTAAGCGTTTCCAAAGTTAGATAAATACTCCCACAATTGTTTGTCAAAAACTCTTACTTGTTTTTTATCTTTGGTATATTTTGGATTAAAACCCATTTCAACCAATAAGTTGTACATATAATCTAAATACCCATTATTTTTTATTTGTGCAATACCTACTTGATGTAAACCCCTTGTTTTACTGGTCCAACCTTCAGCCATCCAAAAACCAAAAAATTCTAACCAATTATCCATATTAATGTATTTATCCGAGCCGTATTTTTCAGATAAACCATTGTAACGTTTTTTAGATATTAACCTATCGATTATGGATACTTCTTTTTCTAGATTCATGTATTCATTCAACATGGGTAAAACAAAATATTCTTCCTCGCTTCCTACCCACAATGCATCTTTTTTAACATGAAAGTTTTGGCCATGTATTTTTTCAGATTGAATTAACTCTAAGTTTAATTTTTTGTGTGTCAAAGATTTGGCAACAGAAGCGTACATATTATGATTTGGTGTAACCTCATATTCAACTAAACCATTTTTAGCACAATTTAATTCACCATCAAATGGTTCACATATATAACCAGTTGGTTTGTGATACTCTAATTGATTTGTATTTGAATTTAATGTTGCAACGGTTTCGGTTTGGTCTAGCTCGTCAAAACGTTTCCACCCCTCATTTGTTAAAATCTCGGTATCTGGGGTCATGCAACTACCTCCTAACCATCCAATTCTAACCCTATCACTTGTTTCTGGATTTGGTATGTATTGTTTTTCGGTTGGGTCAATTGCATTGGGTAAAACATAAACGTTTTTATTTGCGTTACGAATTTCATCGGCAAATACCTTTGTTGTAGTTGTAATATTTCTAGCCGTCCTAATATTGTTTAAAATTAGTTTATCTAAACCACTATTTTTAATTAAAAGATATGCTGGATGATGCTGACCTGGTGACCAATAATCATCTAAATCCATAATTGTGACAATACCTAATTTATCTAAACGATTTAATAATTCCGCAAGATTTTCGTATGTTCCCATATTTCTATGGTAGTGAATTATGTCATATTGTTTAAGCCATTCATCATTATCTAATTCTGGCTCATAATCAATATGAACCACAAATTCTTCAGGATATTTTTGTTCTAACGCTATGTGCGGTTTTGTCGAACGAAAATAGCTAACTCCAGTACGGTCACTAGGTATAACTAATACTTGTATTTTATTGTTTTTTTTCATAATTTTTTAATCTAATTATTATATTATAAGTATATTTTTTATTATGTCAAGTTTATATTTATATATTTATTTGTTTTTAATTAATAATATATTAGTAAATAAAAAAAGCCCAAAATGGGCTTTTAAAATAAAAAAAATTATTACGTTAGATTGTTTTTTTTCTAGGTGCTAACTTACCTTCTTTAATTAACAATGAAATTGTTTTTTTAACAGCATCTTCGGTAATGGCTTTATTATTAGTCCTAGTCATAAATTCCAATAATTTTTCGTTAACAATAGCGCTTACAATTTCATTAAGTTCTATTTTGCTTACAGTAATCATGTCTGATTGACTTTGTGATTCACGAATTGTTTGTTTTGGTGTTGTTTTTGGCGTTTTTGGGTATCCCATTGGTTTATCATTTGATAAACTAGCTACATCATCTAGTGAAAACGTATAATTAGGATTAGTTAATTGCGGAATTGGTCTTTCAAGCATAATTTTTTTAACGCCTTCGGGTAAACGTGAATTCATTACTGTTTCTTCAGTATACCCAACGTTACCATTATACTGTGACATTGTTGGTCTTGTTACTCCCTCAGCTTGTAATTCTCTAACACCGTCTTCGGTTAACGCTCTAGGGTCAACGTGGCCAGTTTCAAAATTACCTGTTTCGACTTTATTCATTATTGCTTTTGACGCACCTAAAATGTTTTTAAGTCTATTTAGGTCTACTGGTTGTGGTAAACTCATAATTAAAATTGTACTTTATTGATTACACGTGACATTGTTCTGTCACCTTGTTTATTATATGTGGGAATGTTTGGACTCAAATCAGAAATTGCTTTATAGAATTTCATTTTTGTTGGATACCAGCCACGAATTCTATCGAGTCTAAATATTTTCCAATCCCCACTTTTTGGCGTAGTTTTTGACCCACCAAATATTTGAAACGCTCTAATTGCTTTATTTCCAGCTTTGGTTTCAGCAAAATTGTAAACTTGAATGTATCTTTTACTTGGTGCCACTGATGGATAAGCATTTGGATAGTCATCATACAAAATATTAACATTATATTTTCCATTGATTGCATCAATAACTTCTTGTTCTGATACATTCTCAGTTAAAAGTTTTTTTTGAACCTCTTCAAATATAATATCTTTAAATAAATTGTAAAGTTTCATATTAAATTACTACTTGTCCTATATTTAATGCTGTATTAGGATGTGTATAATTAGTTGTTGGGTCATATCCCCAAGTTGACGCATTATTTGCAAATGCTGGTTTTCTACCAGAACCAATTGAATTCGATTGGTTACCAAATTTATCCCAATCTGAACCAGCATTGTAATTATTTATATCCAAATAATTACCAGTACCTTTACCATAATTAGGTGTTTTGCTATCCGCAATTGCTCTAGTGTGTGTTGCACTATATTGATTTGGTGCACTTTCGCTATTATAAAAATTCTTAGGAATTAATATTTTTCTTTGTTGAATCGCAGCTTTTTCAAGTGCTGATTGTCCTCCAACGGGTAAATGTGGAATTGGCATAGTTTATAGTTTTTGTTTTTTGTTGTTATTTATATACTCAATTAAATATCTAATTTTTTCAATTTCTTTATTAATTGATTCATTATATACCTCTTTATTTTGCATTATTTTTCGATAAACACTACCCTTACCTATTTTGGGGATACCACCAACAGCGGTTGGGTTAGCATTATCATGTTTTTTTTTATGAGTTTTAATAAATTGATTTTCTCTTCCAGCGTCCATTCCAGTTTTTTTAATACTATGAATGGCTGTTCTATCATTATTAAGTGTTTGTTCAATCCAATTTAATGCTTCATCACCACCTTTCTTTTTAAACTCATCAACATTATCATTTTTGGCTTTGGTAATTCTAGTTTTTGACATTTTTAAATTAGGATATGATATAGTTGTTCCCAAAAATGATTGAAGATTTTCAGGTACGTTATATATCTTATTTTCTAATTTTGAATTAGGCATATTAGTTATTTATTTGGTTGGTTATATCTTGAACATCGTCTCCGAACATGTTTTTAATTTTACCCCATATTGTCATATTAACTGTTAACACATTTTCACCTTCTTTTAAATTTTTAAGTTGATTATCGTGGAACATTTGTTTTAAAACTGGTGTAGTTTTTATTCTTTTTAATGTTCCAGCTGTTAATGTTAATTTTATTGTTCTAACATTTTTATTTTCGCTTACATTACCTTTAATTTTATTAAGAATTGTTGTTTTTATTTTTTCTAGCTGGTCTTTGGTCAAATCAGTGTCTTCAATTGTATCAATTATTTTTTCAATCTTAGAGTTGTAGTTTTTATCCCTAAATTCACCATCTCTATTTGATTTTTTTACCAAATCTTCTTTTATTTTAGTTTCCATTTGTTTTTTGGTAAAAATTTTAGTTTTTTCAGCTTCACTTATTGGAAGACCACGCCCACTTGCTCCACGATAACTATAAACCGCAAACCAAGGAATATTTTGTCTATATCTAGTCGCTCTATCAGTCGTTGTTGACATACCCTTTTCATAATTAGAATAATCATTAAAGGGTTTTTGAACTGGACCCGTTTCAATTTCACTATTATTGGTTACGTTCCTATCACCACCGATGATACCACCGTCAGAATCAACAAATTCATCTAACTCGTTATTTTTTATTGTTGACATAAATAATTCTTTCTTAATAAATATATTGAAATAGACTAATATTTATTATAAAATAAACAATAATGGAATATAGGACTAAATTAGATTTTTCTTCTAATAGACAAATTAAACAATATCCAGAAACAATTACCGTATTATCAGGCGCAACATCATTTGGTGTTCCTTTTAGTGCATTAACTACTGGTCCAAATCTAACAACTACAGGTGTAACCAATACAATAAATGGCGTTGTAAGTACATTTTCGGGCAATTCAACTGTTAGTGTTTATGCTTGGTATGATGCATCGATGAATTTATGTCGTAATACCTTATCTGCTTGGACACCTTCAAATAGTGGTATAACACAAAATACTGGAGTTGTTTTTACTTCAAATACTAGAACAACAATCGATGGAAATACGGTTGCGACATCATATAGTGGGTTGAGTTTTGATTTGCTTCCAATATCATTTATAAGTTTAGGTGGTGGACGTTATAGTGGAACAGTATATACTGATATTTTAACATATTACAGTGCTGGTACATTAGATTTTACTGGTAGAACAATTTGGGTTGACGTTAGTGGTATTACAAGAACAAATAGATTAATAATTACCGATGTTGGTGCTGGGCCTAGTTTAATTGATATTGGTGTTAACGGAAGTGGCTTTGTTGTTAATCAAGTATCTGATATTCAATTAAAAGAAAATATAAATCAAATTGAAAATGCTTTAGATAAGGTAAAATCATTGAGAGGTGTGACGTATAATTGGAAGGATAGGGAAAATGGTGGTGATGAATTAAAAATTGGGTTTATAGCACAAGAGGTTGAATTGGCTGTTCCTGAATTAACATATACTACTAAAGAATACAAAGGCGTTCATTATAAAGATATTACGGCATTATTAGTTGAGGCGATTAAAGAAATGTCAACAGGAATAACAAATAATATGATTTTCACACAAACCGTAGTTGCTGAAGATAATAATATTGAATTAAATTATAATGGAACAACTGAAAGTGCTATTGGTGGTGGTTTAGTTGTTATTAATGGTATTTCCGATGGTAAACATTCGCAAATAATATTAAATGATAAAGGTAATTGGGTCACAAATAATTCTTTTATTCCAAAATCATTAATTATTCCTAAACGAACACCTGATAGTTCTACCGATTCTTATGGTATTGAAGGTGAGATGACTAGGGATGATAATTATCTATACATAAAAATTACAAGCAATGAAGAAAATTTATGGGGTAGAATTGAATTAGATACAAATTTTTAATATATGGCGATAAGAATACGTGAAGATAATGGTAACTCAATTTTTATTCAAGGTGGTAGTGGCGTTCCAACACATTTATCACCTAGAGGGTCATTATATATTGATAAAGATGCTGGTGTTGCATATATAAATAAAAATAATCTTGCATATTGGGCTGAACTATCAGATTCGGCAAGTGGTAGTACATTAACAGGTGCATATTTACCACTAAGTGGTGGTACGGTAACGGGTCCAACTAATTTTACAAATGGCTTATCAGCAGATACAATATCAGCAACAACATACCTTAATTTACCGATTGATGTTAGAGTAACAGGTGGTACATTTAATGTTGGAACTGGTATTGCTACATTTACAAACAACACAGGCGGTACATTTAATGTAAGTGGATTTATAACAAGTGGTGGGACTATAGTTGATAAATATGTTACTGGATTTACGTATAATGGTTCTAATATATTAACCATCAAACAAAATGAAAATCTTAGCAATTTATCAGTTGTTATTAATACTATGTCAGGATTAACCATAAACGGTAGTTTATCAGCAACAACATACCTTAATCTACCTATTGATATACAAACTACTGGAGCCACGTATTCTAATAATACATTTTTATTTACTAATAATACTGGTGGAACGTATAGTGTTTTATTTAATACAGTAACTGGTTTAACAATTAATGGTAATTTAAATGTTACTGGTAATACAATATTTACTACTGGGTTATCAGCAAATACAATATCAGCAACAACATATTATAATTTACCAAATTATGTTAGTGGAACAGGAACAACAGGATATATTTCCAAGTTCATATCTGGTTCATCAATTGGAAATAGTGTAATTTATGAAACAACTGGTGGTACTGTTGGTATAGGCACCACAACACCATCAAGAAAGTTAGATGTAAATGGAGATGCAAATATTTCACAATTATTAGTTGTAGGTACTGACATATATAGTAGTAGAGTTATTACCAATGCTATTATACCAAATACTTTGACATACGTACCATTTTACTCAAACGCATCACCTTATGGAGAAATAATGAGGATGCAAAATGATGGCAATGTTTTAATTGGAACAAACACATCAAATGGTAATAAATTACAAGTAAGTGGAAACACAAATATAAGTGGTGGCTTAACGGCAACAACCATATCAGCTACAACATATTATAATTTACCAAATTATTTTAATGGTAGTGGAACGACAAATTACATTCCTAAATGGACATCATCGTCAGGACTTGGAAATAGTTTGATTTATGATGATGGTACAAATATAATGATTGGTAATACTATTACTAATGGGAATAAATTACAAGTACGTGGTACAACTTCATTAATATCTTTAACTACATCTGGGACTTCTTTAATATTAGGTAATACTTCTTTTAATTTTAATTTTAACACAAGCATTGTGCCACAAATATTAAGTTTAGCCTACGGAACAAATAATATTTTAAACATTGGATACGATGCTCCAAATGATTTAATTAGAATTTATAATGGTGGGAATATACAATTTTCTACCAATTATTTTAGTGTGGGTGGGGATGCAAATAATCCAATTAGCAGTGCAAGAGTGAATATTGAATCTACAACTAAGGGTGTGTTATTTCCAAGAATGACAACTGTTCAGCGTAATGCAATTCTTTCAGCATCAACAGGTTTAATGGTGTATGATACTGATGTTTTATCGCTATATCAATATAATGGTTCATCTTGGCTTCCGATACGTGAAAGTATAACAGGAACAGGAACAACAGGATATATTCCTAAGTTCATATCTGGTTCATCAATTGGAAATAGTGTAATTTATGAAACAGCAGGTGGTACTGTTGGTATAGGTACTACTACGCCTGCTTATAAATTAGATGTTTCAGGAACAGGAAGATATAACGATACATTATCTGTTATTACTACTTATAATCCTCAAATATTAGCATACACAACTGTAGGAGGAGGAGGTAAGATTATACAGGGGTATAATGGTGGATATACATTTTCTATTGATGGAGCAAATGGTGGTGGTCCAAGGTTAGGTTTAAGTTCTTCAGACTCAAATGTATATGATTTTTTTGAACTTGGTGCGTTTGCTAATGCTAATAATTTTGCTACCAAAACAAGAAACTTTAGGATATTAAGCACTATATCATCAGTAGAAGATGTAAGATTTCAAATATTTGCTAATTCGGGAAATGTAGTTATTCAGGATGGAGGAACATTTACAGATAATGGAAATAAATTACAAGTAAGTGGAAACACAAATATAATTGGTGGCTTAACAGCAAATACGATATCAGCAACAACATATTATAACTTACCAAATTATGTTGGTGGGACAGGAACAACGGGATATATTCCTAAGTTCATATCTGGTTCATCAATTGGAAATAGTTTGATTTATGAAACAACAGGTGGTACTGTTAATATAGGCACTACTACCCCAACTGGTCACAAATTAAATGTTCAAGGTTCGAGTAGATTTTTATCTACATTGAATATAGATAATACAAGTGCTGGTCAACAAGCTTTAATGTATTTTGGATATAGTTATGGTTTACGTTTAAAAATGGGTTATGTGACATCACTTACACCAGTATTAGAAAATAACGTACAATTTGGTCAAATTATAAGTGATGATAGTGGCAATATTAATATAGCATCACGTTCTGATAATCCTAGTGGTTTAAGATTTTACACTACATTAAATACTACAAGTGGATATTCTGAAGCAATGCGAATTACTAATGCTGGTGATTTACTAATAGGTACAGTATCTGAAAGTAATACAAAATTAGTGGTTAATGGTAATTTAAAAGCATTAGCAGGGTTTTCAGAAATATATAAATTAGTAATTAATCAAGAATTATATACACCAAATATAATTTTATACCCTGATTTTAGTTTTATTTATCCAGGTGGTGGTACGGTAATGAAAATGTATGGCGATACGCATAATGTTTGGATAGGTGAAAATCCATATAATACTACTGAAAAATTTACAGTTCAAGGCACTTCATCATTAAGGGGTAATGTGTATTTCCCTACAGAAGATTCATCATATTATTTTGGTAATGATAGTGCATTTGGTATTGTTAAGAAGACGGGAACAAATGGATTTTTGGGAGTTTCAAATGGTGGAACTTTTTACATTAAACGTTCAAGTACTAGTAATATTGACGCATCAACATCAAATACATTTACAACAATATTTAGTATTAATCCTAATAATTTATTAACTCATAGTGCAAGTGCTACTTTTGGAGCAAGTGATAATACATTCTTAAAGTTAAATGATGAGATAGGATTTATTAAAAAAGTAGGGGGTGGACCTATTTTAGCTGTTAATAATTATAGAGATATAATATTTGCACAATCTAATTCAGGTTTTATAACATCCGCTGATACGTATAATACTTTTCTTACAATTAAATCATCTACAGGAAATGTAGGAATTGGAACGCCAACACCCACTACAAAATTAGAAGTAAATGGAGACACAAAAATAAGTGGCGGATTAACAGCAAGTACGATTAGTGCAACAACATATTATAATTTACCAAATACAACATTTACTGGTGGAACGGTAACTGGACCAACTAGATTCACAAATGGTTTAACAGCAACAACCATATCAGCAACAACATATTATAATTTACCAAATTATTTTGGTGGAACAGGAACAACAGGATATATTCCTAAGTTCATATCTGGTTCATCAATTGGGGATAGTAGAATATATGATAATGGAACAAATGTAATTATTGGTGGAGCATCACCAATACTTGCTGATGACGCTCTTAGTGTATATGGTAACACAAGAGTGCAAAATTTTGTTGCTGAAAATTCTTTATATTCAAGGACTAATTTTTTCATGCTTGGTGGTTCTGCACAATTAGGCACAGGTACTAATACAGGTGAACGATTGCAAGTTTTTGGGGATGCAAGGATAGGTGGTATAAGTTATGCTGGTTCATCTATAATTATATATGGACAAGATGATGTATTATTGCCAATTGAGGCTGGTTTAAAAATTAGTTATAATAATAGTTCAAATGTTGGTACTATTCAATCAGGTAAAAAAGCAGTATCAGGATATACATTAAGTTTAGGTGGTAACCCTTTAATTTTTTTTAATAGCAACAGCGGTGTTGATTCAGGTAGATTTAGTGAATCAGGTAATTTACTAATAGGTACAAAAATAGACAATGGTAATAAATTACAAGTAAGTGGAAACACAAAAATAAGTGGTGGCTTAACAGCAAATACAATATCAGCAAATAGTGTAAATATAGGTGTTATAATTACAAATTACCCTGATACAACGTTATATTCAAAAAATACTGGTTCTACAACTTCAAATTTATCATTTTTTACCGATAATTTTAATAGAGCTTTGGTTACCCCTGGTGGAGTACCAAGTGTAATTTATACCACTGTAGGTATTTCACAAATTGGTCCAACTGGTTTAAATACAAATGCTTTAGGGTTAACGCAAGCATCAACATATAATATCTTATATTCTAGATACCCTGCTTTTCCCGTAAATAATTATAATACTCAATTAAATAGTAATAGCACTATATTACAATGGGCTGTTAATGTTAGACAATCTTTAAATGGTTCTGTTTCAGGTTTTGGTACTGGACAAGTTGGACAAGCTGTTGTATTAGCGTGTAATAACCCTAACCCATCAAGTAGTGGTTCAAATGGGTATGCTTTGGTATTTGGTAATTTAAGTACAAATCAGTGGAGTCTTGTATATTTTACCAATGGTTTAAATAACAATGGTAATATAACCAACTTAATTTCTTCAACCAATCTGGGTGGTGATAATAGATGTTATTATAGTTTAAGAGTTACATATAACCCATCTACAAATGTTTGGACTCTTTATAATAGGGTTGATGGTTGCGTTTCTTCTACTACACTTTGGGGTGACCCATTAACTGTTGCTACTTTGGTTGGTTCAGCAACAAGTAATACTTATACATCAATACCATTACCATATTTTGCCTTTGTTTACAACGCATCAACAGGTAATGGATATTTTGATAATTTTAGTTTACTTAATTTAAACAGTATTACATTTTCGGATTCTGTAAGGGTTGAGGATGGTAATTTTAATCAGATAAATGCACATACAATATTACAAAATTTAACATCTCTTAATGCGTCTAATGATGCGGCAGCTGCATTGTTGAATGTTCCATTATATGGCCTTTATAGAAATGGAAATAATATTAAGGTTAGGGTTGGTAATTTTACTGATGATGTTTATTTTACTGGTGGTACAGTAAGTGGTGCAACTGTATTCACAGCTGGTTTAACAGCTACTACAATAAGTGCTTCAACAATATCGACACCAAGTTTTAAAGCAAATTCAAATGGGTTAACGGCAACAACCATATCAGCAACAACATATTTAAATCTACCAAATTATGTTGGTGGGACAGGAACAACAGGGTATATTCCCAAGTTCATATCTGGCTCATCGCTTGGGAATAGTGTAATTTATGAAACAACAGGTGGTACTGTTGGTATAGGCACAACAACACCTTCACAAAAATTAGGTGTTAATGGTAGTATTATAGCATCAGCATACATAATTGCTGGAAATGATGTATTTGCTTCTGGTTTGCGTGGAAATTATATTTCTCCTAATACACTAACGTACATTCCATTTATATCTAGTCAATCTCCTTATGGAGAAATAATGAGGGTGCAAAATAATGGTAATGTTTTAATTGGAACTATATCTGATAATTTATATAAATTAGATGTTAATGGGGCCACAAGAATAAAACAACTTTTAACGGTAGAATTTCCTAGTATAGTAGACAATACTTCATTATTTAATATAAAAAGTGGTGTGGATGGTACTAATAATATATTTGATGTACAATATTATAAAGATGCCGCATTGCTTAAAATAGGATATGCTGGAAATAATTTTAATCGAATTGAATTAAATGGTGGTGCAGATAATATAGCACCCACAATTAATTTATATGAAAGCGGTATTACTAATACATCTATATCCGCAAGTAAATTTAATTATTCTTATTTTAACGGTACACTATTAATTGGTACCAATACGTATAACTATAATGGGGATAAATTACAAGTTAGTGGTAATACAAATATACGTGGTGGATTAACGGCAAGTACAATATCGGCAACAACATATTTGAATTTACCTAGTTCAACATTTAGTGGTGGTACAATAAATGGTGCAACTAATTTTACAAATGGGTTAACTGCTAATACAATATCAAAATCTGGGGGGACGTCTTTACAATATCTTATGGCAGATGGTTCTACTTCTGTAATTCCAAATTCAACGAGTGGTTATAATTCAAATGTTAACCCAGTAACATATGCTTTACAAGATGCTCCAATATTATACCATTCTTTAGCGTGGTTTACGCCTGCTGGTACAATATCTACTACTGGTATAAGTGTTTCGACAACAATTGGACAATTTGCTTCAACAATGATTGGTGCTAAATTAACTATTAATGGTGAATGGAGAATAATAACAGCATATACAAATACTACAAATGTAAGTGTTGCTAGTTCCTACTCACAGAATTATAGTGGAATAGCTGGTGCAAATTTTGGTGTTTATAATAAATATTTTGCAAATGTTGACACTAATAAGACGAATGTTGTTTATGATTATCAAAATAATATTAAAACTTATTTTGATGTTAACGGTAATTTTGTTAGCAATTCACTATATAACATTTTTCAAAATATAAACGCAACAGCTTTTTTTGCTTTTGGTACAAATGCTGGTATGAGATTTTCACCACAAAATAATGATAGTTTAACAGATGTTAGATTAAAAAGATTAACTTCTGGAATATTACAAATTGATGATGGTACAACCGACACAAATTATAGGGATTTAATACTTAGAAATTTAACTGGTACAACATTAACAACAACTGGCTTAACGGCAAGTACAATATCAGCAACAACATATTTGAATTTACCTAGTTCAATATTTACTGGTGGAACCGTAACTGGCCCAACTAGATTCACGAATGGGTTAACCGCTAATACGATATCAGCTACAACGTATTTAAATGTACCTAGTTCAACATTTTCAGGTGGTACAGTAACTGGACCAACTAATTTTACGAATGGCTTAACGGCCAATACAATTAGTATTGTACCTAAATTTGTTTCACAAGCAACATATACCGCAACTACTAGTGATTATATTATTTTGGGTGATGTAACGGTAGTTGCTAATATATATTTACCACCAGCTAGTAGTTGTACCAATAAAATTTATGAATTTGGTTGGTATAATTATCAAAATGAAGTATTTAGTGGGGAATATTATATCGTTCCATCAGCTGGTGACACTTTTGATACCCCACAATCTATTAGTTCTTTACCATGTCTTTTTGACAATAATTTTAGAATGACAACTAAAATTATTTCAAATGGTGTTAAATGGCATATTTTACAATCGAATACATTAGGAATGACATTACCATAAACATTATTATATTAATGATATTTATATTAAAGAATAAAAATGGGTAACATAAGAAATTTTAATTTTAATAAATTAGACCTAGCATTATCAAATAGTGACTATTGGGATTTCTTTTTGGCTACCGATGCATCAACGGTAAAATCTTCAAACAATAATTGTTTAATTTCTTTATTTGATTTTAATGAATCAAGCATGTATTTGTCTGGTTTAACATCGACAAACATAATTTCAAGTTTAGCTATTTGGACTGGTTCAACAAATACTGGATATACGTTTAGTACTATTGGTTTGACTGGTATTGATAATGGATTAGTTACGTTTAATAAAACTAGTGGTGATACAGCTAATTTGGCTTTATTATCAGCATTAACTGGTACCACGCTAATAATTCCTTCTGGTGATAGTCGTTTACATTTAAATAAGATTACTGGTACTACTGGACAATTTATTTACCCTATTGATATTTTAAATGATACCAGTGGTAATTATGGACAATTTGGTGGTGGATTTTATCAAGGATATTATAAAATTGACGGGTCAACGTATAATGTATGGCCAGAAAGAACATCAAATGGTTGGGTATCTGAGTTTTGGTTGAAAAAAAGTGAATCGTTGTCTAGTGGATACACGGGCACGACATTAAATGATACATACCCTAATAATAAGGGATTCTTTTTTTATTGGGGAACTAGGGCCGAAAATAAATTTTGGAACCTATTTGAAGGCGCTGATACAGGTTGTACGAGTGGGTGTACGGTTGAAAGTGGGTGTACGGATACGCTAAGTCCTTGGTGTACAATACCTAAAGAAACTAATATTTTCATTAATAATGATGGCGAAGTTATTACACTTTATCCTAATCAAGAAACAAGTACACTCATAACAAATACCTTTTTAATTTATGGTCGTGCATTTAGTGGACACACTTGTTCGGTATGTGGTGGTAATAGTCTTTTAGGGACTAAAAACGTTAATAATTATGATGGAAATGGAATTTTAATTAAAAAACCAAAAGATGTTATTACCAACACTCAAAATCCATTTTTAATATTTGGTAGGGCTGGCATAAACAATAGTTGTAATGCTTGTGGTGGAAATAAAAGTGGACTTGGAAACAAAACCGTTTGTTCTTTTACTGGATTTACTAAATCAATTCAATTTCAAAATTTAGATTATAAAACCGACATATATGATAACGCCTTAGGATTTAGAATTAAAGATGATGGTAGTATTGGCTATAGATTATTAACAATTACTGGTGGTTGCTCTGGAAATACTACAATTATTGGATATACCGTTGAGGAAAAATATTCTGCTAGTGGCCTTGTATCTAATGATGTTTGGACTAGTGTGATGGTTAGATATTCAACTAATTATTTAAGTGATTGTGAACTAAAACAAAGTGATAAAAGAAAGGGTAAATTAATGTTTTATATTAACGGAAAATTAAAATTTGTTGTTAATAATTTTAGCGAATTTATTGGTAAACGATTAAATGAACACATGGAAAAACAAATTGGTGTTCCATTTAACATTAGTTTAGGTGGTGGTTCACAAGGTTTAATTGAAACTCAAACATTTGATGGTAGAGATGAGGCTGATTTAAATCTTCCAATACAAGAAAATTTTGCTGGTACATTTATTGGTGGTATATCAACATTTAAATTTAATGCTTGTGACTTAGCTTTTACCGATATTCAAAATATTTATAATAATGAGGTAATAAGATATAATCAAGGGATTAGTGGATTATTACTTCAAGAAAATGAGTATTACCTTTTACAGGAAGACTATTTTAAAATTATAATATAATATGCCAACATCAGGAAGTAATAAAACAATTAGTGCCTTACCAATAAATACATCGCCAACAAGTAATGATATTTTTCCAATTGTAAACAACGGTGTTACAAAAAAATTAAGCTTAAGTGGTTTAACTATTTATTTAAATACCGTTATTAGTGGAACTGGTGCAAATACAAGATGGGGCACTATAACTGGTTCCTTATCAGCTCAAACTGATTTGCAAACAGCTTTAAACGCAAAACAAGCTACTTTAATTGATGCGGTTAATATTAAAACCATTAACGGAACCAACATATTGGGGTCTGGTAACGTTACAATTGTTGGTGGTACTGGACTAACAGCATTAAATAATTTAACTAGTTCAACACAAACATTTGCAATATCAACATTTGGAACAGATTTTTCAATAAGTAGTTTAACAAATACACATACTTTTGCTATTCCAACTGCATCAGCAACAGCAAGAGGATTATTAAGTTCGACAAATTGGACAGCATTTAACAACAAACAAAATGCATTAAGTGGAACAGGATTTGTAAAGGCACTAAGTGGAACAATTACCTATGATACAAATACATATTTAACTGGAAACCAAGCAATTGCATTAAGTGGTGACGTTAATGGTATTGGGGCGACTGCAATTACAACAACACTTAAACAAATAACACAATCAATAGGTGGTAATTTTGTTAAGGTAAGTTTAGATTCTAATGGACGTGTAACTGGAAACACCGCAGTAGTTGCATCAGATATTACAGCTTTAGGATTTGTATTATCTAGCCCAACATTTA